CGAGATTAGCTGCAGTCTCGTGGGCTCGGAGATGTGTATAAGAGACAGCTCAAAGAACTTCTTGACGTTTTCTCTTTGCAGGATAACGAGGAATATCTTGACATTGAGCAAGATGCAGAAGGTAAGGTATTGTCTGCAACAAATCCTGATGGCAGCCATTATATCCACAACGCCAAGTCTGAAACTATCCCAACAGAGTTTGGTCATATTGAAGACCCTGAGGGAAGAACTGAGATTACTACAGATACAGAAGATAAGATTCTTGGCTACCGCAATGATGAAGGAGAACGCTATGAACATAAAATGAAAATTGACGACTTAAAAGTTGAAAATTTAAATTTGGGGAATAATGCACAAAAATATGTGCTTGATTTCATCAATTCACAACCAAAAGAGGTAAATATTAGAAAATGGCATTTACCAAGTTATGGTGCAGTAAACATTAAGCAGGAAACTTTTTTTCTAACTGCTAATGATGGGTATTCAGACAAAACTGGCATTTATCCTATAGTTATCAATGAAGATACACAGGAGAATGCTAAAAAAGGTCTGACTGTCTTACAGTTCTTTGTTAAATCCACATTGAAAGATGAGGGAAACGGAGTTTACTCTAAGCTGGATAATAGTGTCGGGTTAGACTTTTATGTACCATCAAAAGTTACTTATGTAAATGAAGTTCCTTATGTGACAAGTTCTTTGACTAAGAATGAAATTGATAGGACCTATAGTGTTAATGAAACAAGTATAAAGGTTACAAAGATAACAGATTCTCCAACAATAGGTGCATGGTCAGTAGATAAGAAAACAGAGCATCAGTGTGTGGTTGAAATTGACTTCGGTCATTATCTGAATGGAACTTATAATATAGGTGTAAAATATCAAGGTTCCTCAACGCTCTATAACAGAAAGCGTAACTTTAGATTCACTTTCTATAAAGATTCTAGTTTCTCTAAGAAAAATAAGATTAAAATTGGAGAAATGGTGCGTGTTAGTGGTTTTAATCTTAAAGCAAATTATACAGATAATACGCGAATAAAAGAACTCTTGATGAATAGAATTTTTATGTCTATTTGGGAAGACAGAGGCAAACTTCATAGTTATCCATGGGATACAGAAGAAATTCCTTACAGTGGTGCTACGGGTATGATTAAGGGATTCCCTATAAGAGTTAATATCGGAGGTAATTTTTATGGTATTGATGTTTTCGGATTGAAAAAGGACGAAAAGAACTATCTTCTAGACGGAGATACTAGTGGTATGATTGTTAGTGGAACACGTGGAAACACAAATGACCCAAATAACTGGACAGCTGCAAAGCCAGAAGATTGGGAAGATGAGATGAATGATGAATTAACCGAATCAAACAAACAGGCTTTAACAGACTTCTTCTCTTTCATCAATTCAGAAAACTTCACTAAGGAAAATGTACCACAAAGAATGTCTGTTATAGACTGGATTGACTATTTTATAGGGTTACAGGTATTCTTGATGAGAGACAACACTTGTCGTAACATGATTCTTTATGCAAAAGAGGATAAGAAAAAGTTATATCCATTCTTCTACGATTTAGATTTGTCATGGTTCTTCTATGATAATAACTATAATTTAGATATAATGACTAGTTCTTATGCTGTTGATATGAGTCTGTGGGAGAACTTCAAGTCTTTATATGGAGATGAAATTAGAAACAGATATGCTTATCTACGTGAAAATATTTTGTCAATAGAAACTATTCAGGCTATATATGAAGATATTGCAAAAGATATTCCACTTGTTGATATTGCATTGGAAAAAGAAAAATGGGGACAAGGTAATGTCAATTCAATGAATACCTATATCTCTATATTAAAAAAGAGATTGAATTGGTTAGATAAAGAATATTTTAAAATTTAATATATTATATTATGGGAAAATGTTTAGTAACAAGACTTAATGGCATCGTCGCAAATGATTCATTGCTACATGTCGGAGAAATGGTAGTAGAAGTAGAAGGCGTTAACGCTAATAGTGTTTTATTCAACGCTTATAAAGGTTCTATTTCATGTGATAGAAGTTTTATGCTAGGTACAGAAACTGTAAATGCGAATGAAAAAAGAAGTTTAAACAATGACTGGACAGATATAAAATCTATTGATGCTGGCTCATACAGATTTCACTTCTTTGACAAATATTCTATTTACGGTTTTATTCAAAAAGCATTAAAAGCATCATACAATGGACTTTGCTTTTTGAAAGGTGCAAATGAAATTGCAGTTAATGCGTCTGATTATTTTGACATATCTAACATTGCTTCTTCTATAGAACTAACAAGATTGTCTTTAGGAGGAAAAGTCACTGGAGATATTTCTCATTTGTCTGCCTTAACTGCTCTTGTAAAATTATCTCTTGGTGGTGATACTTATGGAGATATAAGTAGTGTTAGATGTAAATCGTCTTTACTAGAATTAAGAATTGGCAGTCCTAAAATTACTTTCAATTCAGATAAATTAAAAGAATTTTCTGCTTTAGGTAATTTTATATATGAAGGAAGAACAGCTGTTGACTTTGGAGATATTGCTACATTAGGAAAAGACTTTAGCTATATTGACTTAGACACAATGGCTAAAATTAAATGGACTACTCGTAACAGTCCATCCAAGATAATAGGTATTGGCAATAGTCCTGCGTTAGACAACATAGACAAGATGTTGCAAGACCAGGCAAAATGTGAAACTGGTATCACGTCTTCTACACCATCGTGGATGAAGGTGATTACAGCTAAAGGTACTCGAACATCTACATCAGATGCTGCTGTACAGACATTGCAGAGCAAGGGTTACACTGTCTCAATAACTCCTGCATAAGGTATTATAAGTTTAATATTAATAAAGAAAGGAAACAAGATATGAATAAGTTAACAAAGAAGTATAAGGTAGTACATGAGGGAACCAAGATGGTGTTTCCTCTCACAGAGGAAGGTAACAATGCAGAGGTATTCCCAGCAGAGAATACCTCTGCAGCAGAGTTTGACACATACCCAGAAGCTAAGGCTTACGTAGATGAGCATAACTTGGTGTATGAGGAGCCAAAGTATGGGGAGTAATATTCCAAGTCGCGACTTTGTAAATTAAAGAACAAGACAATATGAAGAAGAAACAATTACATGAAGCACTGGCTGTGCTTCTGACCAAACTATCATCGGCAAGGGACAATCCCTTGCTGATGGATAACTACGTGGTGAAAGCCTTGCGTACGGTTCTTTTGGAGTTCAAGGAATCGGGCGAGCTTTATGATGCCTACAAGGAGCAGATACAATCCACCATGGAAAGTGACAATCCTTGGATAGGTATGCTGATGAAATCGATTGGCGGTGATGCCTCTGTCAAAGAGAGCATGACCGATGAAGCTATCGAAGGGATGGTAAACTCTATGTTAGGAGAATAGGCTATGAAGGATTGGACAGGAAATAGAAAGAGTATGTTCGTGACTTTGGGAGCATCCAACCACACGGACAAGGAGCGTGAGAGTAATGACTTTTACGCTACTGACCCTATCGTCATTGATAAATTGGTGAAAGTTATACAGCTTCCTCGTAAGATTTGGGAGTGTGCTTGTGGTACAGGGTGCTTATCTGACCGGCTGATGGACTTCGGGCATGAAGTAATCTCCACCGACCTTGTGGACAGAGGCTATGGGGGAGTAAGAGATTTCTTGGAAACCACCGAACTTCCGAACGAATGTGCTTGCATCCTCACCAATCCGCCATACAAGTATGCCCTGGATTTCATTAAGCACAGCTTGGAGCTTCTTCCTGATGATGGACTTTGCATCATGTTCTTGAAGACTACCTTTCTAGAAGGACAAAAGAGGTATGATGAGCTATTTAGCAAGCATCCTCCTCAGTATGTGCTGCAATTCTCACGAAGAGTGCTTTGCGCCAAGAATGGAGAGTTTCAGAGAATGAAGGACGGAGGAGGCAGTGCTGTTAGCTATGCTTGGTTCGTTTGGAAGAAAGGTTATCATGGTGATACAGTCATCAAGTGGATATAATATAATAAGGTGTAACTCTTGATGGGGCTACACCTTATTTTATATATGATGTATTTGTGATTGTTGCTTACAGATTGTTATATTAGTAAAGTTTAACTTTAAAATTTTTGCTCAAAATGAATTGGTTTGAGCAAAAAGTTGTAATTTTGCTACAGATTTTTGATTTTATCAAGAACGTATAAACAATTAACTATAGACAAAAGGAGGTTTTTCTATGACACAAGAACAAGAAGCCGAAGTCCAACGGTTGATAAAGGACGTAGATGTTACTGAGCTGATGGGTATGCTTATGAAGCATGGCAACAGATATTCCAGAAGAATCTTAAAGTTCTTCCGGTGGTACTGCAAGTATATGCCTATAAGCCTTATGTTCTTTCACGCTTATGGTATCTGGGACTTTTCTCAGCATCCCAAAGAAATGTTTGTTCCTCACGAAGAAAATTTGCCATGTTATCTCTTCATTTATTTTATGGTTTATATTCTTCCGATGGTGACAATTCTGGCTAGTAGATTTTTCTTTTTGTGCTGGTGGTATCGTATTCCTTTCTTCTATTTCTTCGGCGTGAATGCTGCCCATATCGTGGAATGGAATTGGTATACTACCAAGGACATGGTGGACTCCTGCTATACAGTTATGATTGTAACTGGTATGTTTTATCTCTATGGCTTTTCTGATATGGTCATTAATAAGACGAGGATAGGTAGAAAATTCTTCTCATGATAGAGATTGCTGGAGATAATAAGAGAATAACAGAGATTTTTGGAGAATAACAGAGAAAATTGGAGAATTATGAAAAAAATGTTGAATTATGAGACCCTGGGAAATGCGTTGAAGGCGATGAGCGATGCTTGCTTCAAGGCTGCAGAGCAGCAGAAGAATGGGGAGAAGGTTACGGCTTGCGGAATGAGCGATGATGATTTGGACAATCTTTGTGAACAGATTCCATTCATGCTGAATCCTTATATGACTGCCGGGCAGGTGAAGAAGGAAGCGCATATCAGCGAATCTACCCTAAGAAGGGCTATCGCTGATGGTGAGCTGGAGAGCGTGGGAAACGCTGGTGACCATTCTCATTTCTTCAAGAAATGGGATGTTAGAGAGTTTATCAAGAAAAGATTGAAACGAAACAAGTAAAAAAAGAGAGAGGCGAGAGATTGCTTCTCTCTTTTTTATGTTATAAAACATACAATTTATGCCTTAAATTATACGCAATATTCTTGCGAAAATATGCATACGATGGTTTTGATATGGGTTTATGTCACGTTAACACGCTGATATTCAGAGAATAAAAGTTTTTGTGACAGAGTTATTAAAGAGTTTGCCAATTCCTCGTATCTTTGCACACGTAATCGGTTACATGTGAGTATAAACAAAATGTACAACTTTTATTTCTTTAGGAATTATGGCAGAAGAAGTAATTAAGACTACCTCTTGTTGCAACGATGCAATGATGGGTGGTTTGCTTGGAGCGATGGCAAATCGTGACAGCAATCCTTTGGCAATGGCGGCTATGATGCGAGACCGTGACGATGCCGACATGTGGAACAATCCATTTGCCTACATGATGATGATGGGCGTGATGAAGTGGATGTATGGCGACAACTGGAACAACCGTGACAATGGCGCAGATGTGCAGCGTGCGGAGATTCAGAGTCAAATCGAGAGCTTGCGCAACCAGATGGCAGACAACCAGAACAGCAACTTGCTGATGGGTGCCATTCAGGGTAACGGCAACGACCTTAAGATGTTGGCAAGCAATCTGAACTGTGACTTCAACGCCTTGCAGAACTCTATCTGTGGCATCCAGGCAGGCATCCAGCAGCTTGGCGGTCAGGTAGGATTCTCGGCAGAGCGAGTGATTAACGCTATCTCGCAGGGTAACTTGCAGATGACCATAGCATTGAAGGATTGCTGCTGCCAGACCCAGCAGAACATCATCAAGATGGGTTACGACAACCAGCTTGGTCAGAAGGACATCGTTAACCAGATGCAGCAGGGCTTTAGCTATACCAACACTGGTATAGAAAGAGCTGCTTCGAATCTCGGTTTCCAGATGCAGCAAGACAAGTGTGACGTCATCCGTGCAGGTGAGAACAACACCCAGCGTATTATTGACACCTTGACAGGGCATTGGAGCCAGGAGCAAGCCAACGAGATTCAGGACTTGAAGTTTAAGAACTCTCAGTTGCAGCAGAACATCTACTTTGCCAATCTGATGAATGGCGGTTGCGGATGTGGCGCAGGTGTAGCAGGTGGCTATCAGTAAAAAAGAGTAAAGAATGAAACAGAAGCGTAGTGGTATGAACAAGATTTCTCCAGTGGGATTGGCTACTACAGCATTGGTAGCCAACCAAGTTTCAGTCTTAGCTACTTACAATGAGAAGCTTTGCAGACCTTATTGCGTGAACGGCAACGTGCAGCCACAGGCTAGCATAACCTACAGTTATGAGCAGCCTATCCTGAACGGTACAACGGTATTCGTGCCTATCGTGGCGACTATCAGCATCATTACGCCTGTAACAGGCAACAGAAACATGATGAGAGCACAGCCGTTGATTTACACGGAAAGATGGGTAGCAGCCTTCCAAGGGCAGACAGCTCTGCCAACGGCTGTGACCATCGCCAGTGTAGGACGGACGCAAAAGGCTAACGATGTGGTATGCGGAAAGGCTAGAGGCCTGAGCATATTTGACAGTCTAACCGTAGCATTGACTACTGCTTAGTATCATTATAGGGGGAAATGGTGGATGGTTTGCTAGCCATCGTTTCCCTCGCATTATCCATTTAAAAAGATACGATTATGATATTCAGAGACTTGAAGGCTGGATTCCCAGTCTATCTATTTGATAGAGCCAGCAGAAAATTTAAGCAAGGCAAGGTGACGAGCAATCCTTGCCCTGACTTTGAGAATGGCAAGCCGAACGTGATGGCAGCTATGCCAGGGATGCCGAACTATGGGGCTAGGAATGTGAAGGTGAACGTGCAAACCGAGGATGGCAAGCAGTCCATCTATTCGGTGGTAGATACTGAGCAAACAGCATACAGCGACACCCTGGTAATCTCCTGTAGCAAGGAGAACATCATTAACGAGGTGAACGCATTGAAGAACCAAGCTAACGACATCCTAAGAAAGATGCCTGATTTTGAGCAGACCGTAAAGGACTGTGATAATCTCCTCTCGGAATTGGACACAACGTTTCGTGACCAACAGAAAACAAACGAAAGGCTCAACCAGATGGAAAGCAAGCTGGACGAGATTTTCAAATTCGTCAAATCGCAAAAGAATGAATGATATGAACTTAGTAGAACTTATCACAAAATATCAGACCGATGCCACACCTGAGCAGATGGTGCAGGTGACAAAGATAATCGGCAAATTCGTGGCTATGCACGCAACGGATGAAGACCTCTTGCTACTGTATAAGGAAATATATGGGGTAGTGGGCAACGGACACTTCAATGACTTCTTCGCCGAGGCTCAAATCAAGAAGATGGTTTTTGAGGATGACAAGGAGGTAGAGCATCGTGCTCCTTACTATACCATGGCGAAGACGCAGGAAATATATGAGACGGTGAAGGACGAGATTCGCCCTTACAACCAATGGGACTTTGCCGTGGTGCTGAACATGGTCTATTCGGACAACTACAACCTGATGAAGAAATGGTTTGCCGATGATAGCGAGGAGCAGCTGATGGACAAAATGGTGGACTTGGCTGTGAACTGGCTGAGAGACGATGATAACCCTTATGGGCATTGTAAGGCTTGGGGGTACTTTAACTAAGTGAAGAGTGAAGAACGAAGAGTGAAGAATCAATTTGCTCTTCTAGAAATGATTCCATAACACCTAGAGATATATAAAAGAAAACTATCAGAAGAAGAGAATGCAGGTTAAGGAAAAGGGGCTTGCGTTCTCTTTTTTCGTATGAAGTTGCGCAACTTATCACTGAGAATCGGGAATGATGGCTTAAATTTGCATCGTTTCCATAACGGAGTGGGGACGGATAAATGGAAAAGAAAATGAATGATATTCGAGGTTACTTAATTGGGACGATATGGACTTTTCTGAGTCTGCTAGTACCCATCAGAGATTTTATGATTGCCATGATGGTATTGTTCGGGCTGAACCTAGTGTTTGGCATCGTGGCAGCGGTGTTTAACGGTGAGGACTGGAGCTGGAAGAAATTCGGCATGTTCTTCGTTTGCTGTGCGGTGTTTTTCGTGACGGTGGCTGCACTGTTTATCATCGGTCACTTCTTGCATTCGGATGCTGAGGCTCTGTTTTGCGTGAAGTGGGTGTGCATAGCCGCGACCTACCTCTTCACGACCAACATCTTGAAGAATCTGAAACGGATGCTGGTGCCAGATTCGCCTTGGTACAGGCTAGTGGACTATGCCTATTATGCGCTGACACTGGGCTTCGTGGAGAAAATGCCAATGTTCAAGAGATACCAAGAATATAAAAACAACAAGGAAAATGGAAATGAAGGAAATCAGATTGGAGCAGCTGCTGATGGCGATGCCTAATGCAGGGAAAAGAGCAGAGAAGTTTTTGCCATACCTGAATAAGTATGCTCAGGAATTTGAAATCAACACGCCTTTGAGGTGGGCGCATTATCTAGCCCAGATAGCGCATGAGAGTGGTGAACTGAGATATACCAAGGAGATAGCCAGCGGAAAGGCGTATGAAGGACGCAAGGACTTAGGCAATACCCACAAGGGGGATGGGGTGAGGTATAAGGGCAGGGGGCTTATTCAGATAACAGGAAGAGCCAACTACAGGAAGTATGCCGGATATTGTGGCTATGATGTGGTGGAACAGCCTGAGTTGTTGGAGCAGCCTCTTGGTGCCACACGTTCTTCGATGTGGATATTCGATACCTTCGGCTGCAATAAATTGGCAGACGAGGACAATCTTAAGGCAATCAGACGGAAAATTAACGGTGGCTACAAAGGACTGGAGAAATGCGAGGAGTATTTGAAAAGGTCCAAGCGAGCCTTAAACATATCATAGCGTATGAGAAGAATAGATTTTATCATCCATGTGCTTATAGGATTGGCTTTTATATCGTTTCTCTTCCTTACGAGCTGCAAGACGAAAACCGTGACGCAGGAGCACTATATCACGGACAACACCGTGAGCAAGGGCTTGGATGCCAGTTGGCAGGAGCGGTTTATATCTGCCTTCGAGCAGATGGCTACATACCGTAACCGGGAACATGAGACTTCGACCAAGGAGACAACTCATACGAAGGATAGTACTTCGACCATGGTAGACCAGAACGGAAATCCTATCAAAACAGAAAGCTGGCACTCTACAGTAACCAACAGGGACACTAAGAAGGTGACGAAGCTACAGGATTCCATCTTCACCATGAGCAAGGAGGTGGATAAATACCAATTCTTGATAGTGCAGAAGGATAGCTTGATTCGGTTAAAGCAGGACTCCATACAGGTGTTAAGCCGAGAACTGACCAAGGCAGAGCAAAAGTATATCACCCTGGGGAAGTATACCGCCAAGATGATTTGGACCCTTGTAGTAGCAGTGATTGGTTTGTTGATTTGGCTATGGCACAGAAAGAAATGAGCGTATGAAGACAATAACGATAAAAATAGTGAAGAAGAGCGTGATGGGTGTGGTAGAGGGACTATCTGCCACCATTGCGCAGCATAACCCAGAGGTGGACTTTCAGACCGTCTGGGCGAGTGATGCCGAGGAGGCGAAGTTGGACATCTACTATAGGGAAGCAATAACCGACCTAGAGAACTTCTTGGCTAGGTTTTCTTCTTCGACCACACAGCTGTTTGACCTACAGGCACTGGCTGATGATTTCACAATCACCATCAAAACCTTGGCATCTTGGCCACCTAGATTGAGCGGTGTGCTGACCAACCAAATACAGAACTATTTGGTACATGCTATCATGGCAGGATGGCTGAGTGACTTCCCAGACATGAACCATACTGACTATGCTAGCATGGGAGCGAGCGACCTAGAAGCCATCAAGGAGGTTTTGCTAAAGAAGGACTTTAGCTTTGCTGAGGCTGAAAGAACCGCTGACGATACCGTGAAAGATGGTTCTTCGGCTGTGGATGCAGTAGCTAGAGAAGGGGATGAGGTTGAAAAGAATAGCAATTTTTCGCCTACAGAGAGAAGGGCTGTGGATGGTGTTTCAAAGAATGCTTCATCCTCTTCTGCTTCCGAGAGAAAAGAAGATGAAGCAGGAAAGGACAGCAATCGTTCTTCTACTTCAATGAGAGTGGAGGATGATTCTGATAAACAGATGAATGCCCAATCTGCTGAAACCAGAACTTCGGACAATGTAGGCAAGAACGTTGCTTCTCCTGGTACAACAGCGAGAGGTGAGGATGAAACGAGCAAACAGGCTCAGTCTTTGGCTACAGATGGTAGGGGTGCTGATTCGGAAAAGAAGGATAGAGGTGCCATAGGTACAGATAACCGCAAGGAGGATGATGAGGGCAAAACTCAAAATGCTCTGAACGCTGAGGCTAGAGGTGCCGATGGAGCGGTCAAGAATGGCAATACATTGGATGCTGAAGCTCGAAAAGAGGACGAGGTAGCCAAGGATGAGCAGAGAGGACTGAAAGGCTCTGAGCGAAATTCTGATTTTGTTTCGCAGCATTTCCATCAGGACTATGTGGACTGGAGCGGAGGCAGACCACCTTACGAACTAAGATAATTTTTCATCAAAACAAATAATTGCAATTATGGATAGAAAATTGATTACATTGAATTTTAGCATGGAGCAGGTATGTAATGATGTGCTTGCAAGATGCTATGTAGTGAGCCAGGGAATGGTGGACGAAGCCCAGAAGGACATCAGAGCCAACATCGAAAGCCCAGACAGTGACGAGACTCGCAGTATTATCAATCGTGCCGTGACGGAAGCCATCGGCAACATCAAACTGGCAGCTCAGCGTTATCTGACCACAGGTAGAGTGGAGGACAACAACAACTTGGAGCGACTGGTGAAGGGCACAAGAAAGTATGCCTATACGGACAACAAAAACGGTACGTGGACGGAGGTAGTGACCACCACCATTGATGGTGAGGAGAGCGAAACGACCGCTACCGTAAACAAGGCTGGTAAGGACAGGGAGGAAAACATCTATGAGACGGTGACGCTGAAACTGGAGATTCCGAACTGGAACGTGGCTGTGACGGATGCCTTGAAGAGCCATTGCCACCGCTACATCGTGGACTACGTGATGAGCCAATTCCTGATGGACCAGTTCGCTGACAAGGCTGGAACGTATGGCGAAAGCGCAACGGCAGACTACAACAACATCAAGAGCGACTTGCTGAGCCGGGACAACTATACGCTGAGAAGACCTAGCTTCACGTAAGAGAGGATGTTCTTGGGGCTTGCTATCTGGGACCAGGCGATGGAATCGCCTGGAACGGTGGCTATTCTTTTTCTTCATTATTTTGGGTGTTTATGGAAAGAGCCTTCGCTAAATCGGGATGGATTCCTGAAAAAGCGAAGGCTCTGTTTTTTCTAGAACTTGTTGAAACGCCTGATAACTTCAAGGCGAGTGGCAAAGTACTGATTCATGGACTTCATCTTAAGATAGAGGGCTATGCGGAAGAAGCGATAGCTATGGGAGGACATATAGTTGGACTTCATGCCACCTAGGCGACCTAGGTAATGCCAATTTTGGTTATCGTTGCTACCATACAGCCACATGACTGGCACGGTGCCAGAGGTGAGGGAATGGATGTAGCCTGTGATGGCATCGGGAGCGTTCTCCTCATCGAACTTCAAGGTACGAGTAACTATGGTGCCATGATACTCGGTATCATCCTCGTAATCGTAACCGCTATCCAAAACTATTACGCTACCGTCTCGATACTGAATGTATGGGTGAGGGTAGGAGTTGAGGGCTGTGAGCACGTTCTTGATGAGGAAGGTGCTCCAGGCTTCATCCTTGATGGAATAGCAGAGGGCTACGGTATCGGCTGAGGCTTCCTTGGACAGTTGGCTGACATCTAGGCAGAAAATGCGAGAGTTCTTGTAATCGTAGATAACCTGGCAACGCTGAAAGAAGTCGATTGGCGATGAGGTGAAATCTATGAGTTGGCGCATCTGTGCCTTGATGGTCTTGGTGGTATCATCATCGTCTTCGGCATCATTGAAGAAGTTGAGGAACTTGCCAAGGTTGCCCACTATATTGAAGCCTGGTCCATCCAAGACATCGGACATGGAAGCCACTTGTGACTCAGCTATGCGACTGAGGGAGCGATTGGTGGCGAAGAGCACGGACTGGTCTAGCTGGGTGATGGACTTCGGATTGCTGCATACCTCACGACTGATGGGGTGGATGCTGCTATAGGTGCCTTGGGAAGAGACTTCCATCGCCCAGATGCCATCGGTGGAGAACGCCATCAATGGGTACTGACCAAACTGACCTTGGGAGAGTGCCCTTGTGGTTGAGGCTATGCCCTGGATCGTGCCGATACCCACGGTATTGATGCCGTTCAGAGGGAAGTAGAAGGCGTTATCGGACTCGGATGTATAAATCTTGTTGCTCATATCGACTACATCATCTACAGAGTAATCGTAGGAGGTAACGATATAAGGCGTAATCTCTTCGGTGAAGTTGCCCATGTGCATAGCTCCATTCAACTCTTCGCATTCTTTTAGCGGAAAGGCATAGATAACATCGGCACTGGCATCGACAGTAGAACAGAAGAAAACCATCTTCTTAGCCCTGGAATCGGGATAGAACTTAACCAGATTGGCAAGCATGAATGGTTCTATGCGGTCGAGTACATCTTCTTCTAAAACATTCTCTACATATTTTGTGCCGGATGTGGTATGAAGCTCTGTCACTATTTTCTTGATGATAAGATGAGAATAGAAATTGCCTGCCGAACGAAGGTAGTTGCCCTTCGGGAACATGACCTTGCGACTGAAACCAGACATCAGATGTTCTTGCACTCCAAACAGATTGAGCCGATGGTTATAGACATAGCTACCCTTGGCTGTGAGGAAATTGTGTGTCTTGTAATCGTCCTGCATCTGCTCTTGGAGGGAAACCTGGTATACAGCAGCCTTATCTACAGGCAATTCCTTGTTAGCGACCTTGGTAAGATTGTCTATTGGCAGGGAGCATATCTTGTAAAAGGCTGAAATGTTTTGGTCATTCGACTCGGAAGAATCACCATTGCCAGCAGAACTAAGTTGGTTGTTATAATCATCGTCAGACTTCTTTGGGAAGCGAACACTTACCATTCCATAGCTTTTGCCTTTGTTGCTAGTCCAATGGTAATCTTCTATGTTTGCTCCATTTAGCACATAATTAGGTTGACACATTTCCAATACGCTAATCTTGGCACTCGTATCGACATTGGTGACAGGAGGCGTGATGAAAATATCTATAGACTTGATTATATCCTTCCATCGCTTCAATTCGTCTATATCTCCTTGGAGCGCATAGGACAATGCTACATTGTGAGGGAGATACATAAAGGTACACTTGGAGATACTGGCTTCGATAACGTTGTCCTTGGCATCTTTTCTGTTGAAAGTAGCGGAATCTTCCCAACCAACTTCCGCACCAGTAACGGTAAGATTTTTGTAGTTTTCGCTAGGGAAGCCAATGTTGGCAGAATAAACGGAATAGCTGTTTGGCACCTGAATGGGGATGAAAACAGGCGAGGAGTGCATAATCATGCTGCCATCGAACATGCGATAGCAATAGCGGATGAAGAAGGAGGCGTAAAAACGCCCTTGCTTGGCGATAAGATTGTTTGTGCGGTTGACCAGGGCGTAGATGCTCTGGGTAATATCGGACTGCTTATCATCCTTGATATTGGCTACTTGGTCGCCCGAGGTGAAGGAATTGCCATTCACCTTGTTGAACACATCGCCACAGCTATAGGTGGTCTGCTGGAAAGCATCGTAGAAACCTTCCTTGCTACCCTTGGCATTAATTCCACCAAGTTCGTAATCTTCTGGCTTATTTCTTGGGTCGAAGAAAAAGCTAAGTTCTAGGAACGGTGGCTTCTGTCCTTTATAGCTGTAATCGGACGAGGACTGTCCGTTGCTCTCCCACATGGCATAATGGATGCCATCGGTAGCCACGATGATGAGGGTGTTGCCGATGGAATCGATAGAAAGCACGGTGGATTCGTAGTCGAAGGACTTGATAGGGGTGGACGAGCCTAGCGTGCCATCCTGCATGAACCAATAAATGGAGGATGAGGCTATGGCTATGAGGTGGTGATAACTACCTGTTTCGTGAACATACAATATCTTAGCCACCTCACCATTAACGGTGAGGGGCTGAGATAGAGGTGTGCCCGATACGATGGCAGGGCGCAATGCGCCATCGTGCAGCTCTAGGTTGCCACAGAGGGATAGCGCACCGTTCTCTACTGCCATTTCATCGGGTGTGAGGCTGAGACCTTTGTATCTGATTGATTGTTGCATCTTTATTAATGTTTAATGTGTATTGTTTAATATTTAATTATCGGCAATGGGATGGGTCGGCACGATTGACTACTGCCAATGCCTGTAGGGTGTCGTTGCCTACGGTGATGTTTTCTAGACGGTCAGAGACAACCAAGTCAACCTCTTGGGCGTTAGGTGGAACGCCTAGGGTGTGGAGGAAGAGGCATTTGACAGTGCTAGCACTGCAACCGTGAAGCTGTGCCTTGCGCCCATAGAGAGGTATGGCATCAGGAAGCGAGGAGGACTTGGTGATATACATCTGAGAGCCGAGACAGAAGAACACGATTTTGTCGCCTCGCTGTAGCCCCAAGAGCTTTACAGGGTAGGAACGCAAGGTGATGCGCCCATTCTTGTTGAGGGTGAGTCCACGCTTTTGAGGGCGTGGACGGTTAAGGATAAATATATCAGTCTCGTTCTGCATAATCTGTAGGTTTGTGGAGCCAGAAACGGAAGTAGTCGTTTTCGGCATCCTGGTTACGTACTTTTACATATTCTCGGGTGACATAGAAATGTTTCTTGCGTAGGGTAGGGTTGAGGTTGTAATCATGCAGCATCATAGCTGGCTCTACCCTGCCATCAAAGGTTATCTCGTACCAATAGCGGTGGAGAAAGAACCATGGGCGAAGACGGACTTCCTGAATGGTGGTGTAGTTGCTTTTGTCCACTCTGCATGGGACGATGCTCCAGCTACCATCTTGCCAGCGTTCCCCTTTGTGTACAGTGCATTCAAGAAGTGTATCATCTATGATTTCAACAAAGGACTTTTGAATCTTTACAAGAAGGCAGACATCGGCAGTGAAGACCTTTGCCATCTTACGGTGGCAGAGCATGACATAACGCCCTTTCTTGTCGGGGAGGAGGCTACGCTGCTTGCCTGGGCGATTGATAACGCAGACGGTGGAAAGGAACTTCTTGCGTGCCATGTGAAGGAAGTCGGGGAGCTTCGCCTTGGCGTGCATTCGGTCGATAACCTTCTGAACCTTATTGAAATTCTTGTCGGCTTGGGTCTCATGCACAGTGATTGGTTGCTGAGGCTCTTGGCTAGTCTGCTCACGTACCTTCTTTACGTGCTCACGAACTTGCTTCTTGGAAGGGACTTCGAGAAGGTGGCCAGTCTTTTTGTCGAGCTTGTAATTTGACTTCTGCTGTTTCATATTCATTATGCTTTAGATGTTACCTCTGTTGATGCAGATGATTTCGAAATGATGATTGTCGCAAATATCGCAGCCGTTGGGCATACGATGATTGAAGGAGCAAGGAATGTGCTCTTTGAACAAATCGCAGTTAAGGCAATGCTCTGGGACTTCCTCATACTCAAAGTTGCCTTTTGCCAGTGGTGAGGCTGATTCCTTGTTGGGTACAGCTCGAACAATGCGCCCGAAGAGGTCGTAAAACTCTCCAGGCACAACGCTAGTAGCTTCTCTGAGGGATGGGAGGGTGTAGCCCATCTTGCGGATGAACCAGAGACGGAGATAAATGATGAAACGTTTCAACTTTTTCATATATTGTACTATATTATATATTAATAATGTGGGCTAAGTTACCACTTCTGTGCGGAACAGAAGTGATAACTTGCGCAACTTATGCTTTATGTTCGAAGACATCAAGAATCTTGGTCTCGCTGAGGCTCTTCAACTCATAGTCAATCATGGTTTTGCCCATAACCTCGTCAACGTAACGCTTTGCACGCTCGATGCACTTGGCTTGGATGAGGTAGTTGGTATAGGTACGCTTCTCCTTATTATTCTTATCATCAATGGTGATGAAAGCCAAACGTGCCTTAAACCATAAATCATCGTCACAAATATCTGAGAAGAAAATCTCGTTGTAGTTAGTTGGGTTGATGTTGGCAACCTTAAACTCACCAGAGACATAGACCTGCATGTTGTCAATGATGCTTGCTTCTGCCTCTGTGAAGGATAGGGCATCGACAACGTACAACTCGTTTACCATTTTCTCGCTACCATCGTCCTGAGTCTTCTCATAGCGCACCTTGCACTCGAACCATGATCCAGTACGAGAACGGAGGGATGAACCGTTGCCTGTGCCAATAATCTTTTCGGCAATGGCTTTGTCTACTTTAACTTTTAAACTTTCTGTTTTCTTTTCCATAATCTTAAGAATTTAAATTGTTATTAATAATTTTGTCTACCTCTTCTTCTGTTAGAGGTTTGCCGTCTTTGCCAAGGTATTTCTTGCAGATGAAATACATAGTGCCAGGAGGGTCGGGATGGCGGTAGAGGTCATCCAACTCTACCTTGGCAAGTTGCTCATCCATGGAACTGAAGACTGGGCGAGCTTGATGTGCTCTTGGCAGTCGTTCCATCACCTGGTAGTGGATGCTGTAGCCATCTTTCTTTATCTGTTCGTCTTGGAGGCGGATGAGCATCTTATCTAGCTTGGCTTCTTTCTCCTTGATGGTATTGAAGAGGGTGTTGACCAGCTCCTTGTCGGGCTGTGCCTTCTTCTTCTCCTGGAAGTATTGGATGGTTGAGGCTCTAAGTTCTGCCACCAGAAGGAAGAATGTGCCGTTGTCGTTCTGAGGGACGGCTGAGCCATCTGCCTTCAAGATAATATCATCGACACGCTTTTCCAGTTCAATGGATTGGCGAAGCATCTTCTTGTCTCGGTGTGCCCAATACTCCTTTTCGGTGGTTCGCATAGCTGAAACTAGCTTGCGAAAGGATAATGCTGATTCTTCACTCATGTTATCCTCTCCACACTTCACGTTTCTCAATCTCTTCGATGCGCTCTTCCAAGCAACTTTTGTACAACTTCATTGCATGATACTGAGCTACAAGAATAGATGCCTGATAATCGCCTACCTTTTCACACACAGCCGTAAGCCCTTTGTTAATGAACTTTTCTAACTTAACAAAACGCTCAGTCACATCGTTGAGCTCAATGTTGAGACGGTCATGGAAATCGTCTGCAACCTTGTAAGACTGGTTGAAGACATCAGCAGGTGACCAGGAATCGTAGGTACTGCCATCCGGATTGTTGTAGCGAACATGGAAACCTGGTCTCCATTCATGGTTATCCTCGTTCTTGCGAGCAAAACCTTTAGCCACTGCGGTTGCTTCATCCATAGGTGCAGCCATAACCTCTTTTGTACCGATGTACTTCTTTAATGCTTCTGCGTTCATAATAATTAATTTTTAAATGTTATTTGATACCTAATGTTTGTTTAACTTTCTTAATGCGGTCTAGCTCCTTTGGGAGGAGGTTGCCTTGCTCGTCTATTCGGCAGAGGAGTTTGAGGCGTGGGGTGATGGTTATCCACTTGTGGAGGCCATCGTGCTCACGCTTTATCTGTCGAAGCTGGGCTGCTTGCAGTTTTTTGTGCAAATTCTGCTCATGACGAAGCTTACTGATTTCGTTCTGTATTCTGTCCATTGTCTAAATCTTCTTCGGCAGGGATTAAACAGTATTGTGAATCCCATTCGCCTTTTCCTATATATTCAAGTGCTTTTACTACATCTTCAAGACGGACAAAATTTAAGTCCATTTTGTTTGGCATATTGCTAATATATGTATAGCCTCTTGCACATGATAGCATATATTTCTTGAAATGCTTCTTCTCGTCTGGGGAGAGATATGATGGACGATTGACAAGATATTGTTCAAAGTGTTTGAATGATACCTCATTATTATTCTCAATTTTCTTTACGCATGAAGAGAATGACCGAATAGCTTCATCCATTTTCTTAGAAATCTTATCTGTTCCCAAATTCAATTCTCCAAGTTCGACCTTGACCATTGCTAAAAGTTCTTCCGTATCTTTCAACCGAGATATTCTGGTGTTGATAACATCGGAAGCAGAAGCTAATACCTCTAGAGATTTTTCTAGATTGGCATCATTTTTCTTGATAGCCTCTCTGTATGAGATAAGTTCATCACGCTGTTCTGCGATAATTCGCATCATACGCTTGTTTCTGTCATCAAATCGGACCTTGAAGTTTTTGTCTCTTAGCGTGCAAGAGACGATGCCAAGCGTGATTACAAAGACCAGGCTCAGGCAAATAGTTAATGTTATTGTTACTTCCATAATTGTAAATATTTAAAATAATTATAGCTCTATTACTTCTGCTTTGTCGGCAGGAATGTCGTAGTATGGGATGGAATATCCTTTGTCCTTCATTTCGTCCGGGAGATAGCAGCGGTAGTATTTTCCGTAGAAGTTTTGCCATTTCTCCTTGACAGTGAGTATTGTTCCAGCCGGAAGCTCAGGCTTCGGCTTGAATGAAGAACGAGGATAACATCCAGTCTCATGCTCATCTGCTGCACAACAGCATGAGGAATAACATAAATGAATCTTCATACGCTACACCTCCATTTCTGAATTTAGACCAAGGAATAAGAGGATATGTTGTAACTCATGCAAATATTTGAAACTGCATAGGTTTACACCTCTCCAATACATAGTCCAATTCTTCACATTTTTCCATATTTCATAGCAGTCATTTTCTATATATTTGATAAATATAGCTATGATTGACTATTTGCTTATAGCCGTTCTTTTCTAGTATGGAAGGAGTAAGAGGGATGGGAACAATATCCTTCACCCATGCGCCACTGTCACAAAACAGGAATCCATCATCTTTAATGGTTTTTCCTTTTAAGTTGGAAAGAGTGACGGAACCTTTGAGCTCAGTGAAAGCATTTCCATCTTTCACTTTTGCATATTTATCAGCATTACTTTCTGTGACCTGGTAAACGATGCCCTCTTTGGTTCCGATAGGAATGCCGTTGGTCATAACCAAATCACCTGGAATATAAATTGTTTTTTCCATTTCTTAATATTTTTACTTTGTTATATTATGGGACCAGCGATAGAATCGCTGGGAACGGGGGCTTTTACCCTTTTAATTGTTCTTCGATAGCTTCCTGGGCTAGGATTTCCTGCCAGTGGGCTTCATTGTAATTTCTTGCCTCTTGGTTCTTCGTGAGCTGCGAGTTATACCTACCGAAGCAAATGATGTCAAATCTCTCATAGTCCTTCATCTCGTATGGAGGCTTGGAGCCTGGTGGAGCAGGAATGTAATCCTTAGCGAACTCTTTAGGAGAGAGGGTTGCCATTGTTGAGCCAACCGGGTCAATGACCTCATATTTAAAGATGCGGCTCTTTCTCTTTGCTGAAGAACTATGAACCGCTTTTGCCCAGCAGATGTTTCCTCTATAGGTTGAGGTAAGGCGAGCCCTATAATAAGGTTTCCATTCTCGCTTATCTCTGAATGCCCAACAGACGCCCATGGGCGAATCTCCATCATAAGTAAAACTATCAGACTCCCAGCAATGGTTGTAGCCGAGGTCGCTGATGTGGCTATGTACACAGAACTTGCACATCCTCATTTTCTCCTGATTAGCAACTGATGGTGTTGGCTGCATCAGGTTTTGTTTGATGTAATTGCTCATAGATGCATGATTTTAAAGTTCATCCTCTTGGTTTGTTGCTTTACGTTTCCATTCTCCACAGCACTCCCAGTGGAAGCGATGATGACCGAAGCCGTTGCATGTTCCGCTGTACTTACTATTTGCTGTAGGCTTGAAGAACTTACAGTTCTTGCATGAGCGATGACCATGGTGGTAAACTAGATAGATGAATGTGCTGGCCATCATTACAAGGCACAGCATGATGATGATAAATCCGATTTCCATATTACTTCTTGTTTTTAATGATTTTGTTTAATACTTGCTTGTTGTGCTCAGTATCATCATTGATGAGGTGATAGGAGCGAACTTTCTCGAAGGCGTTGGCTTCGGCTGCTTGCATGTAAGCCTTGACCACTTCGATGAAGTCTTCGAGGGAACGACAGAGGGCGTACTTGTAGCCAGCGCACTGCCAATAGCCCTGAAAGCGTTTCTGATTGGCAGACTGATTGTTTGTCTTACCATACTTCAATTCGATGCCCAAGCCGAAGTAAACTTCTGGGTTCTCGTAGATGATGCCTGTCTTGCCATCCTTCATGGAAGGGAGAGCAAGGATGAGGTCGGGAACGCCTGGGACCACGCCCGATGCTGCATTGATGGCTAGCTTCTTGACACTGGTAGCACCGTCTGCCTCGTTCTTGGGATGGAAGAGGAGTGCGGAGAAAGCTGGGTACTGTAGTCGAAACCATCGTACACAGGCTATCTGCAACTGACCTTCACGCTGCACCTTCTTGTGCTGAGGCTTTTGCGTGTACTCGGGATAATTGCCGTTGAGACGGTCTATTAATTCTTGTTTGTCCATAACTTTTGGAATTTTTGAATTGTCACTTTATGTTTGCACTTAGTCGCTGAGGATGGACTGGAGATAGTTTTGTGTCTTATCGTCCAAGTCGAGAAGGTTTTTCGTTTCCTCTTCCACAGGTGGGGTCCAGTCGATGCCCAGACGCTGAATAGTTCCGTCCCGATAGAATCTTTCGAGCGACTGCAAGGCTTGTTTGTCTTGCGGATGCTTTTTGAGGTTGTCGATATGCCCCAAGATGATGGAACGATTAACCTTGTCTCTGTAGGCTTCCGCTGACTGCTGAGACTGTTGGGCAAGTTTCCAGCGTTCGCCTATTGACAGACTGTCATCAGATGATGGTGGGCTAGGTGTCTTCTTCTGCTGAGGCTTGGAAGGCTTCTTTTCTGTTGCCGAGGCTTGGATGGTTGGATTGTCGAACGTTCCTTCCATCAGAGGCTCGTAGTTCTTTGGATTGAAGAGCCAGTTGAAGGAGATATAGCATCCACCATCCTTGCGCCCGGATAGAAGGTCGGAATCGAGAGCCTTGCGAAGCATCGGCTCAATGTCCTCAAAGGAGTAATCAGAGATAAATTTGGCGACTAGCTTCTTGCGGTCGGGAGTCATCTTCGAGATTGGCTTTACCTGCGTGCCCAGGAAGAGGCGATTGAAGAGCCTTAAGACTTCCGAGAATTGAGTTTCAGCATCCCCCGACTTTTTTTCTTTTTCTTTTTTTTGTGTTTGGGGGTGGGCTTTCTCTTTTCTTTGTTTGTTTTCTTTTATAGGGGTTTCAGGGGAAAGATTTTCTTTTATTTCTTTCTTTTCTCTTACTTCTGTGCCCTTTGCTATGTCCTTATCTGTGCCCTTGACTATCTCTAAATCTTCGGAATCACCTTTATTTAAAGGGGTTTCGGAGTGTGAAATCTGTGCCCTAGATTGTGCCATTGGCTGTGCCCCTTGTTTTGGCTGTGCCCTAGATTGTGCCCTATTCGTGCCCTTAATTGTGCCCTTATCTGTGCCCTTGCTAGTTTCAGAATCTTCGGAATCGCCTTTATTTAAAGGAACTTCGGGAGATTGAATCTGTGCCCTAGATTGTGCCCCAATCTGTGCCCCGAAGTGTGCCGTAACCTGTGCCCCTTGGTCTCTTTGCCACGGTATGATGCAGTGGGATAGGGGGTGAGAACTGTTAACGTAGAGTTTGGTTGAGGCTCTTGGAGCAGAGCACTTGGTGATGATTTTCTCGGCTATGAGCACATCGATGGCGACACGGATGGTCTTGACCGTGGTATGGAGCTGTAGAGCCAAATCACGATAGGAGAGGGTGGCAGCGGAAGCCTCGTTGTGAGCGGAGGAGAGGAGCACATGGATGAGCACCTGAACGACCACAGGACGATGGAAGTAACGCCACTGCAACAGCTCTGGAGTAAATATGTAGCCATCTGTTTTCATTTATTCTTCTTTTATTTGGAATGTAGAATTTACGAATCTATCATTTATTTGTTTTCTTCTGCCTCGATGGCACGGAATATCTCGTAAGCCACTTGTGGCACCCAGGCATTGCCGTAAGCCTTTATGGATTCTTGTCGCCACTTGGGGAAAGAAATGGTAAGGCTGTCCACATCAAAGGGAATCCCATCATATCCTCTACAAACAGGGGATTGAGTTGGGAAGTGCTTCCAGTGACCTTCTTCACAGTGTCGGGCAAAGTCTCGCCATACACATTTCCGTTCACTTTCTTCACCCCAGGATTGGTACATCCCTTCCAGTCTCTCGCTGATGGCGTGGGCATCATGCCGTTGAAGTCGAGAAAGTCGGTCAGTCCATTCGGGCGAAGTGCTCCATTCTTTCGGCTGTACATCCCTTTTGCGCCCTGTTCTTTCAAGCCCTTTACTCGCTTGGAGTGCTTTAGCTCCATTGCCGTAGGAGTGGGAAGAAGACCGTTTACCGCCAAGGCTGTTAGTCCTTGCCCCATCTGGGAATTGGGATTGATGGTCTTGGTGAACTTGGTGGCTTCTATGCTGCAAGGCGTGGGCAAGAGTTTTGCCACTGCCATGTCTTCTAGACCTAGACTGTGGTCTGTTTTTCCTCTTTTTGGATTTCTTCGCCCTCGCTCGTTGATTTCCATGTCCTTGTGGGCTATGTCCATCGCATTGGGTGTGGGTAGAAGGTCTAGCGGAACAAATTCCGTCTTGCCCTTCTTGTTGCACTGTTTCAGCCCTTGGGTCTGAACGGTGGGCAACAATCCAAACTCGGTCTCTTCTGTGCGGTGCTCCGATGGCACAAGCTGGAATAACAAGCGGTTGGACGGAATATCCTTCGGTTTCGAGGTCTGCACAGATTTTGTCGAGGGTGAATCGGCTTTCCTCTCGGTATAGGTGATTCTCTTCGAAAAGATAGTCTGAGCGTCCCATCTGAGTGACTTGGCAGGACTCCACCATCGTCTTGATGCCAGCAACGTTTTCACCAACGACCCAAGTGGGGTGTATCTGCCGTATCGCTCGAAGCATCTGTGGCCAGAGGTAGCGGTTATCGTCCGCTCCCTTTCTTCTGCCGGCGAGGGAGAAAGGTTGGCAGGGGAATCCTCCTGTGAGAACATCGACTTTGCCGTGCCACTTTGTGAAGTCTGTTTTGGTAATGTCTTCATAACTTTCTGAATTAGGAAACCAGTAGTCGAGCACCTTGCGAGGAAACTCCTGTATCTCGCAATGGAAGAGGTTCTGCCATCCCATCATGGATGCCGCGACCTCTGCGCCACCGATTCCGCTGAATAAACTAGCGTGATTCATATTGATTGAATTTGTTTCTGTTGTGCTCCAGGATCCACTGTAGATGAGCAGCCTTGGATGGGTCACGGAAGAGGGACTTTGCCTTATCTATATCTGGATTCAGCATTATCTTCTTCTCTTTCTTCGCTGCTTCTCTTTTCTTCTGGTAGTATCTGCGCTGGTACTCCTTTACCTTTTCGGGGTGATTCTGTAGCCATCGCTTGGAACTTTCCAGCAATTTCTCTTTGTTGAGCAGATAGTATCTCTGATAATATCCTTTGCCGTTGGCTCGTTTCTTGGCTGCATTTTCCCGATATAGCTTCTGCTTTTCGGGATGCTCCTTGATGTATTTGCGAGAATAGGCGAGCAACTTTTCACGATGCTTAAGATAGTATTCTCGTTGGCGAGCTTGCCTTCTGAGCGTTGCTTCTTCTGACTCCATGATGATTGATATTATTTGAAAACCACATTTCTTACTTCTTGAATCGCTCATAATAGTAGGTTACTATCTGATGCTCTGTAGGCTGGAAGCCATTACGAGAGGTGAGCGTATCGACTATCTCATCGTAGGTACGCTGAGGCATCTGAGAAATCAGGTTCTCATCGTGGATGCCCTGTGAGAGCTTCGTGATGCAAAGCCATCCAAGGACTAGCCAGATGGCAATGCAGAAGATAATCTTAATTGTTTTCATAACTTTATCGTTTTATATTGTTTGTAATGGTGGTCGGTTAGGGAGTCGAACCCTTGTGCCTATCTGCTTAGTTCTTTTTCGCAGAAATCATGGTGAACCTAGTAAAAAAGCATTTAAACAATCAATCGTTTGTTATGAACATCGCCCCCGATGGGCTAGGCTACATGCAAGATTGCAATGCCGACCGTGTAAAGAAAGGTGCCTGAGTAGGATTTGTACTTATCAGATTTTTAATGATGAAGAACTGTTCTCGCAGGGATATTTGCCCAGGCACCTTTTGAATGTTTCAACGATAAGTTTCGCTTCACAGCGAGCTTTTCTTGTTTGCAATGTTAGCTTATGTCTATTCTCTAAAAGTAAAATTACCTATGTGGGATGTAGATAGTCTTGAACTTTACAGGCACAGGCTTCCAGCTCGGACAGTCGGTATTCGTAGCGAGTAATCTTGCCGTTCTTGCCACGCCCGAAGACCTTGACCTTGCCTTCCTTCACCCATCGCTCTACATTGCGTCTGCCGAAGGTATCGAATGCCTTGGCTTGGGTGATGAATGGTCGCTTGCCTACAGCCTTGGATATTTCTTCCTGGACTACATTGCGTATGGCTGATAGGAATGTGTCGAACGAGACCATCTTGTCAGCGAACTGGATTTGTACTGTTTGGTTCATGACTATTTTGTTTTATTTGATTCTTGTAACTGTGATAACTCCTTGCTCACGGTTGAGCTTGGTCTTGAACTTTCGGCTGTAGATGGCACCGAGGTCGGTGCAACTACTCTTGACCGATAGCATTCTCTTGATAGGGAAGTCGATGGCTTGACCTAGAGTCAATTCCCTAATCTGAGGTCTGAGAGGTAATGTTTCTTCTTTCATATTGATGATGAATTATTATTTAACTAGTTCGAAATCGTAAACGAAGACGAGGGGATTGCTACCCCAATGGAGGTGGAGCTTGCAGCTAAGCATCTTGTATGCTTCAATAGGAGTTCTGTACCACGATTTCTTCGCAAAGCTATCATTTGTGGCATCGTATGAAAAGGCATCGTCAAAGCCTTTGATGTGGCTACAGAAGATTCCTTCTTTCATGCAGTCATCGGTGCTGATGGACTTTAGCCTTTCACACCGAATATTGGTAATCTTGATTTGATGAGGCATCAAACTAGCCTTTACAAACATCTTGTTGCCCCATCCTGCGGATGCAACTTCCTCATTAAATGTTTCTTCCGTTTCTTCTGCACACGGAATGTGGCTGTAACTCTGTGCGACTGCCACGACTTCACCGATTTTATAATGTGACTTCGCTACTATCTCATTGCCATCATTGATGGTGAGCTTGCCCTTGTCTTTTCCTTCCATGCAGAAACCGCAGTTGAAGTAATACTTGAAAGGCTCTTGGTATGCGATTCTTCTGGTCTGGGTCTTGCGACATTCCAGAACAGCTTGGGTGAGACCGTACTGGTCATTGAACATTATCTTTTGCATAGTCTTGTCTCCTTTCTTATATTCTTATTTGAGGAATGAGTAAAGTTCATTGGCATCATTCAAGGTTTCATTGTATTCCCCCCAATGGATTCTTGATTTGGCTGCATACTTGAGGCAATACAACATTCCTTCCCACTCGTAGATAGGTGCTTGGTATATCCAATTAAATATTTCCTCGAAGGTGCTTTCTTCTGGCAAGCCAATAATCTCATGTATTTTGGTACGAAGCCAGAGACGCTTGTGCTGCTTGGCAATCTCATCCTTCAACTTCTTCTCTTCACACAGAGAATGGAAGTGAGCTACTAAATTGTCATTTTCGTTCTTTTTCATTATTTGCCTCCTTTCTTTAATTTGGTAGGAACAATATCTTTGAGGTATGCCCAGAAGCCTTCTTGGTAATTATCCGTTGCCTCTTTCCACATTGTTTCCTCGTTGTCACAGAATGCGTCTAGAACATCCAAGTCACATAATATAGGTTTCTCGAAGTTGCAATCTACCAGGATAATCATGCCGTCTTTGTCTTCTGGTTCTTCTTTCACGCTATGCCAGACTCTGCCTAGATTGATGTATTCCTCATCGTCTCTACCCATTCTGACCGCCATTCCATGCCATACAGGTTGACCGTCATGTAGGTTTCCTTCATGGTCTTCCCATCCTGCTGTAAGCGCAGTGTGAAAAGGACAGACGAACAGCCTTAATGGTGCATCGTGAGATTTTTTGCTATCTTTCTTCATTTTTCTTCAATTTTATTTGGTATTTATTTATTTATTTACTAACTTTACGGTGCAAAAGTACAATAAACTTTTTAAACGTGTATGGTTTGGTGGGCATATTTAAGAGATATTAACCCACTTTGTTGAACATTTAAAGGATTTTAATATGAATACGCAAAGAATAGTGAACATTATTGTGTCCAGTAAACTGAGCAAGATAGATATTGCTTCTAAGATGAAGGTTAGTCGAACTACGTTGGATAACCTTCTGAATGGTGCTGACGTGAAAGTTAGTACAGTTGAAAATCTTGCCGAAGTCCTAGGGGTAGATGTTGCTGAATTTTTCCGTTCAGATGATAATACTACATCGCTCACAAATAGCAATACAGTAGACCTGAGCGACCTGGAAAGGGAAGTAATAGCTCTCAGGGCAGAGAATAAGGTATTGCGAGAGATTCAAGGTCTTTCTGAAAGAAGTCATGTACATGTAGGATAATTAAAATTTGGTGATATGGTATTTATTTTAATGTTGTTTTGCAGATTGATAATATTTGTAGCTTTTTTAGTCACATTATTCGCTTCAAATGATTTGACTATGAAAGTTGCTTTGTGGAGTATGTTTGTCTGTACGCAATATTTATTGAGGGTTTCTATTCATGATTTTCTTATGCTTAAGGAAATTAGAAAGTCTTACGTTCTATCATATTGGAAACAGCCGGATTTGATTATCAGATTTACTCTTGCTTTTCTTGCATTCTATTATTCTTTATTTATGTATTTGAAGTTTGATATAGCTTTATCTGTTACATGTGTGTTATTTTTTAATTTCTTGTTTTATAAAATATATAAAGCAGGTCCCACACAGGCAGATTTGATGGATGCGCAAAAGATTGTTAAGTATAAAAAAATAGAACGGCTTAATTAAAATATGGTAAAATGGGGTTTTCTAGAGAAGAGTTTGAAAAGTACGCCTATAATGGTCCGGTGTATAATACAATAGGTGAAAGTATCACAAAGGGCAAAGGCTCACAAAAGGACTTAGACAGAAAGCTGAGACTATCAAAGAAGTTCTTTTGCTTTGGTCTAGTGGCCTTCTGCATAGGTTTCTTGATGCTTGGCTTTGCAATAGGCAGGTTGTCTTCCTCTTCTAGTAATGCTGAGGCTGATGGCTTCCAAACTGAGGTAACATCAGGAGGCAACGTATATGTATCAGACAGTCCTGGTTCTAAGCGATACCACAAGGACAGAAATTGCCCAGCTCTTAAGAGAACTACAGGCAAGATAACAAGGACAGATGAAACAAATGCCATCGACCAAGGAAAAACTTTGTGTGGATGGTGTGGAAAGAAATGATTTTAAAATAATTATAAAAAGGTTTGTTCGTATGAAAACAATATTTTTTAAGTTCTTTATGTTGCTATATAAACTAGGATTGTTTTTGTCTCCAGTTCTAGCTGTAGCATCTGTGTTGTTATTTGTTTTTTCGCTCGGTCTCTTTTCTTCTTGTAGCAAGGAATCATTTTCTGATGATAAGGCTATAGACGGAGGGACGAAGGGAAAAGCCGTTGTGTGGGATAATACTGCATACAATGTTAGTTATCTTATGGATATACCAGTTGTAAACTCTTCACCTTCTAACGATAAGGATTTCTATATAGATTTAGCTTTAGAGGATTCTGAAAATCCTAATAAAGTTCTTTCTTTGAGCTGTAAAAATTATCTTTATGGTGAAAAAGTAGATTTAACTACGAATAAATATTCAACAGAGATACAAATTAAAGATGGTCAACTTTCATCAAGTATTGATGGAGGAAGTTCTAGGGTTAAGGCTGGTAGCTATTATAAACTAACCAGAATTGGGAATCATATAGATTTGGTAATTGATTTAGTTTATTCTGGTGGTAATGGCTATGAACATAATCTGAAAGTTAACTATAGTGGTGAGATGCCGAGAGAAGACTATTTGCCAACGGAGAATTGGCAGAACGAGCCTTTCGCTCATTATTCTTTTACTTATGATGAGGCTCAGTATGAATACTGGAGTTTTGTTGATTTTCCATCAACTCCTTTTTCTTGTAAGGTGATAAATAAGAGAAGCCAAGGTGTTTTTAATGTTTGGGCAGATAACTTCAAGTATAATGAAAAGGTGGATTTGTCTAAGAAAGAATATGGATGCCTGATTAGATTGAACCTGAGTAATGAGGTTGAAGATTCTAAGGAAGAAAAGCAAGAAGAACATGAATGGTTTGGAGATGCTATTCTTGAAGGGAGCTACCTCTATATAAAGCAAGATGATACCTGGAAATGTGAGGCTGTTCTTGATGCCAAATGCAAAGATAAGGATGGGACAGTTCACCATATACAGGCAGAATATAATGTATATAAATAAGGTGTATAAAGTTTAGAAGTAAAATTTAATTATAATAAAGTTTATAAATTGTTTTGAAAGAAACGCTAAAACATTAGTAAATACAGTGTATTATGAATCTCGTTTGGAAATTAGAAATCATATTTCCGTAATTATCTGATATTTGAGAAGTTAGCGTAAATAGCTGATTTTTAGATAGTCAGAAGTATAGTGTTTTAGAAACGTTTGACACGTTAAATGTGACAAATGAGAGCGTTTGTTTTGAAATAGCTTTGAAAATAAAATAACTATGGCTACATTTAAAATTGTTGTTCAACATCAGAGGTCAGATGGTTTTTACCAAGTGTATATTCGAATGACTCATAATCGTAGGTCGCTTTATATTAAGACGAACAAGATGGTGGGACAGAAAGGCATCGTGAAGGGTTCTCATGATGTGAAGGATTCTTTTGTGCTAAATCCACTGAACCAAATTATTGAAGAATGGATGTTCAAGCTTAATAAGCTAGACATCCGTTCTTGGAGTGCTGAACAGGTTAGGGACTATCTAGAACAGAACGATGCAGATGTGTGTTTCTCAGACTTTGCAAGAGAATATATTGATGAGTTGTCTGAAACATTGAAACCTCAGTCTCTTGTAAATTATCGCAATACCCTGAATAGTATAGAAAGATATTGTGGTTCTGAGAAGGTAATGTTTAGTGAATTGAACACCAAACTTGTGCAAGGATGGATAGATAGTATGAAGGATTCCAAGGCAAAGAAATCTTACTATCCTCAGTTCCTAAAAAAGATGTTCAAGGCAGGTGTGGCTAAATATAATGATTATGACAACGACATCGTAAGGATAAAGGTGAATCCTTGGACTAAAGTAGAGTATCATAAGCATGCTATTCCCAAAAAGCGTGCTATCTTGATGGAGGATTGCAGAAGGATTTTTTCTGTGATTCCTTCTTCTAAGACGGAATGCTTGGCTGTGGATGTGTGCAAGATGGTATTGTGTCTTGCCGGAATCAATGTGGCTGACCTGTATGAAATGAAGAAGGTTGACTATTACGATGGTATTTTGCATTACAAGCGACAGAAGACACGAACGGTTAGAGCTGATGAAGCTTATATAGAAATGAAAGTACCAGATATGCTCATACCTACCATGATGAAGTATTTCTCAGATAAAGAAGACCCTTATCTGTTTAATTTTCACAAAAGCTATGGTTGCAGCAGGTCGATGGACGGTAATTTGTGCCTATTCCTAAAGAAATTCTGTGTGAATACATTGAAGGATAGTGAATTGAAGATAACACCTTATACTTTTCGCCATACTTGGGCTACAATAGCTCAAAATGATATTGGTGCCAATTATGAAGAGATAGGTTTTGCGATGAATCACATCAGTACTCACAAGATTACCATGGGCTATGTGAAGCCTGATTTCTCCAGAGCCTGGGAACTGAATGAGAAGGTGGTGGAGAAGATTTTCTTTACCAATGACCCAAGCAGACGAATACAGGAGTATCATGCGCCTGTTTTTGAAAAGGTGGAGGAAACATTTGAACTCAGTGCTGATGCCTACTTCATGGGTGAGGTGGTTGGCCATGTGGAAGGCATGGGCTACCTGAACACGGATGATATTATCCAGCAACTGATGGATAATATCAATGATACAGTGCCTAAGAACTGTACTATACAGATTAAGGTGAAGAATATCACCAAAGACCAGACGAAGTATTTTGAGCGCATGAGGGATAAAAAGTAGCTAATATATCTTAAAATTGTGCCAATAAAACTTAATATTTGACGGATTCAGTCAATTTCATACCCTAGGGTAGTCTTTTCTAAAGTAGACAAAATTTTAGAGAGGGCTACCCATTTCTTGTATTTAGCCATTATTAACAATCTTAAGATTCTTGATGTTGATGGTGGTCTCCTGTTTCTCAAATTTCTCCTCCAGCTCCATGAAGGTCTCTTCCACGGACAGGCTTCGATGCTCATCATTGTTGAATGATATGGATTGAAGCTTTGGAGCAACGTATGGGAGGAACTTTGCTACTATAGCCAAGCGTCCAGCAGGTTCTTCTATCTGCATGAGGTCATTGGCGAGAGAGTAGCCTTTTTCATTGATGCCGTTAAAATAGCCAGTGATGGCATCGCTGAGGCTTTCACGTATCGTTTTCGTTATCTTGTTTGCCGTGCCAGCCTTGCGTCCACCAGTCTTCTTCCTCTTTGGTTTCGGCTCATTGCTATTGTCTTTTTTTGTTGCCATATTCTAAGAATTTAAATGATTACTGATAGTTTTCGGGTGCAAATATAGTGAAAAATAACGAAACTTGTTGTTCAAGTTGCGCAACTTATCACAGATAGGTGAGAAAAACGCATTACTTTAGCACTGTTTAAACATTAAATTCGAATTTTATGGGACTTATAGGAAGTATTGCTGGCTTAGGAGTATCTGCTGTAGGTGGTGCTCTAGCAGCCAAAAAACAAAATGCTGCATACAACGAATACATCAAGACCTTTGAGAATCGTATGCAGCAGGTGAAGGACCACCGTGATAATCTTTATTATCAGGACCCGACACAGACAGCCGAGAACCAGGTGGCAGTGACCAACGCCCAGAAGGTGCTGGATAATGCCACGCAGAAAGCCAAGAATACCAACATCGTGAGTGGTGGTAGTGATGAATCTGTGGCACTGAGCAAACAAGCAGCCAATGAGCAAGTGGGCAACATGATGCAACAAGCTGCTGTGCAAGGTGCCCAACAGAAAGAGAATGTATGGAACACCGCAGATTCTCAGATAGACCAAATGACCAACTACATTGCTACCGCCAAGAAAGAAAAGGGTTTGGCTCAGGCGCAAGCAATTCAAGGTGCAGCTAGTGGTTTGGCTAGTGCTGCAAGTAGTTTGCCGTGGTAAGGAAAGGAGGTAGATATGGGATTTATGAGTGACGATTTAACTCCAAAGCGTCCAGCTACGGCTGTGACACCTATAACCGATTTTCCATCCAATGATGATGGGCAGTCAGCACCATCTGAGCCAGCAACTTCTTCTTCTGTGCAGACACCGACACAGCCAAGTGGGGATAGTGCAGCAGTACAAGCTACTTCTACAACTGCAACAGCTCCAATAGATACAAATGGATTGGTGGTTGGTAATCAGCCATCCTTCACTCAGCAACCAACCGAGGAAGTAACCGAGGTAACTCCAAACCAAGGTATTTCGATTGATTGGAGCAAACCTTATGCCGATATAGAGCAGAATCCTCTCTTGCAGCAGATGAAGCCTTATGACATCATGAGGGACTTCGAGAAGAATGGCAATGGCGATTGGGCTTCTTTTATGCCATGGCTTCAATCTCTTGGTGATGTGGATAAGACTGTAGCAGCCAATGCTGCTTTGCAGAAGAAAGCCGAGAGGCAAGCCAAATGGGAACAGTTAGGCAACCTCTTCCAACATATCGGCAACTTCTTCGGCACAGCTATCGGTGCTCCTGAGCAGAAGGTAGAATCAGCCCAGGCATTGACGGAACGCCAACGAAAGCTGAGGGAAGGCACTGATGCCCTTCGTCAGAAAGGATATGACCAGATGATGGCGAATATCTGGAAGGATAGAGCCAATAAGCAAGCTCAGATGCAAGCAGAGGCAGCAGCCAAGGCTAATGATGCCCTTGCTGCTTATCGTGGTTCGCAGAAGGCACAGGAGGATGCTTTGACACCAGAAAAGGTGAAGACCGAACAGGCTAGGCAAGCTGCTTCTAATGCAGCAGCAGGTCTTTCTACCGCCAAGACCAAGACGGAAGACGAACTGAGAGGAAAGAAGAGTAACTTGCTTACCGCCCAAGCAAACAACGCCAATGCAGGAGCAGCCGACCATAACGCAGGTGTGACTGTGAAGAAAGCACAAGTAAGGAAGATTAACGCTGAGGCCGAGAAGGCAAACCGAGGCAACCAAGCCGATAAGGAAGCGGACGATTTCAATACCAACTATGTGAACGACCCTGTTTTCAAGAAGCATGTGAATGAATGGGCTACACACAATGGTATGAATATCGGTGGCAATACTGATGGAAGAGGTGGAACTTGGGCTAACAAGTACAATCGCCAACAGGCATCCGCTTATGCTAGGGCTAAGATGGCTAAGGAGGGAAAGAAGCGAACCGTTCGCCCTTATGGTGGAAAACCAGCCAAGGGTAAATCGAGCACAAAGGTAGATTATTCTAAGTATCAAAGAAAATAACATAATATATGGCAGACAAAGACAACAAATCTAAGTTGACTTATCACGTATGGGATAAGGACAACAACGAGTATGACATCCCAGACGAGGTTGTTCAGCAGCGAGGCATGGATAACTTCGCCAAGGACTTCGAGGGTGGCTATATCACCATGTTTGACGATAAGAAGCAGAAGGTGGATGTGCCTATCGAGGATGTGGGAGAATATCGTAAGCAAGGTTACATTTGGTATGATACCAGTGGAAACGCTACCCCTATCAACGAGGTAGGCAAGAAGCCTTCTCCTTCTTCATCTTCTCAGGGAACAGAACAGTCTCAATATCCTCAGGAGGTATTTGATGCTTTCAACTCTCCTGACAACAAGCCGGGCAACTTCAAGGACTTGGCACAGCTGAATGATGAGTATCAGCGAGGCGAGCTAAAGAAGCCTAGCTTGATTTCGCAAGCACTCGGCATGATGCCGAAGGTGGATGCAGGTAATATCGGTAGGGAGCAGAAAATGGGTGGCATGATTACCAGTATGCTTCTTGGTGGTAATGAGCAGCAAGCACAGCCGATGCAGCAGCCACAAGACAATAATCAGCAGGTGCAGCAGACCGCACAGGGGAATGCTACCCAACAGCAGGAGCCAGCTCCTTCTATCCCTAGCGTAGTGAACGACAATACTTTGATGGATGCCAAGTTTGCTAACTATCTTGAAGATTGGAAGAAGCGACCAGATAAGGAAGGCAACTATTTTGAGAACTTCGTGGCTGACCTTGAAGCTGACGGTATGAATCCAGATGAGGCTCTTGAAGCTACTCGTAATGCGCAGAACAGATATGCTAATCGTTCGGCCATTGAAGTAACCAATAAGGTTGTTTCTGCTTTGGCAGATGATACAGTACAGGATGCCGAGAAGAATATCGAGGCTCAATGGTATAGCCATGATGTGCAAGACAAATTGAAGCAGGAGGCATCGGCTATGGGTATAAGCTATGATGATTATGTGGCTTACTACTTGAAGCCAGCCATGGTTGAAAGCCTTGTGCAGAAGTATGGGCAGAACTATCGAAACATCGCTGAAGGCATCGCTACTCGCCTCTATTCTCACGATGAGCATGTACAGGACAGACTGATGAACCAAGACATCAATGATGCGCTTTCAGATGTTATTAGCAAGTATGTGAACCCTTCTGTGGTGGATGAGTATAACAAGGCGCAGGAGGCAGGAAGTAAGGCTTTTAATGAAGGTATGGAAGGAAGTCAGAATATTCCAGCCAGTCTTCGCCTTGGTACTGCCATCGCTTCTCAGTATGAGGCTAATCAAGCCAAAGACCCTCAGAAAACACTCAGTGCATTGCAGAAGAAGTTTAATGGTCTTTACAAGAATCCTCAGTTCCTGAACGATATGAGCAACGCAGCCTTCAAGGTGATGCAGCGATATGGCATGAATGGAACTCTGAGCGGAAATCCTAAGCAATTTAAGCCGATGATTGATGACGTGTTGAAGGCTCAGCTCAATCAGTTGGAGGTGAAGAATATGATACCAAAGGGTAGTGCAGAGTATATCATGAATACAGGCTTGGGTAATACCATAGTGGGCAAGATAACCCGAAAGTTAGTACAGACCGATTATCAGAACTGGTTAGAGGATATTGCCAATCAACAATATCAGCCTGGCTTCTGGGAGCGAGTAGGCAGTGGAGCGTTGACCTTTGCAGGGGATGCTTGGAGTTATTGGCTTCCTGGTGCCGCAGGTGGCAAGGTAACAAAGAGTATGCTTGCCAAGGCAGAAGGGAGACTGGCTAGCGACTTGATGGCTAAGGGCATGGAAGCCAAGATGGCAGAGCGTGCAGCCAAGGTTCTCATTGGTAAGAGTAAGGGAATGGCGTTGAAGACTGGTGCAGCTCATGGTGCAGTAACCTTCGGTGGACAGTCGGCTATCTCCAAGCCTATCGATGAAATCTATCGTACAGGTCAGTTTGATGAGAATGGCAAGGTTTACAATCCTTCTGTGGGCAAGATTCTTGCCAATACTTTGGGCGAGGTGGTTAAGCAGAGTGCCGTAGGTGCCATTATGCAAGGTGGTACTATTGCCAACATGGTAGGCAAGGGAAGAGGTTTGGCTACCAATATTCTTGCTGATGTTGGTGGAAAGGTAGTGGATTCCGGTATCATGACCGGGCAGCAGATGCTGGAGCGCATGGCGCACGACCCGAACTTCAAGCCTACAGGTAAAGATGCCGCTGAGAGTTTCTTGGAGAGCATGGCTAACCTTACTTCCATCAGTTTGCCTGGTATGGTGGGCAAGTATGCCCGATTCAAGGATGCCAAGGAGTTTAACCGCAAGTTTGACTTCAACGACCAAGATATTGCCGAGTTGAAGAGATTCGGCTATGATGATTTGCGTGATGCCTTCGAGAAGTTGGGCATCAATGGTTATCGTGCAGATGGTGTGCAGATGATGGGGCAACTCACTGATAAGTACATGAACCTGATGAACGATAAGAGCGTGCCAGAGGTATTGAAGGCAAAGATGATGGCTGTGGTGGAAGGAAAACGCCCTTCTTCCTTCTCGCCAGTTATCGACTCTATCATCGTGCAGCCAATGGATAATGATGGCAAAGTATATCTCGAAACCTTGAATAAGGATGGTGGCATCATCGACCGCAAAGAGTATTCTTCGCTTGAAGAGGCTCAGAAGGCAGAGAAGAAGCTAGACTTCGAGAAGTCGCTGAATATCACTTCTGAGTATGAAAAGGCTTACCATACCGATGCCTTGCAGGACAGACTGAACACTGTATATGAGCAAGCTAGGGATAGGTATGCCGCAGGTGAGCAACTGAATGACGAGGATAAGGCTGCAATCTATCTTCATCAGAATGCCAGTGCCATCGGTGACATCATGCAGAAACAGCAGAAGGGCATGGAACTGACCGAGCAGGAGCAGCAGATGGTGAACAGTTATCGCCACTTCTATGATAGTGCTTTCGAGAATAGCCCTATCATGAAGGAGTATGTGCGCACCTTCGAGGATTCGCAAGGTGTGGAGCATGGTACGCTTCGCAAGGCTCTAGAAGGTGATGGCAAGTCTCGCACTGCCGAACAGCAGAAACTTGTGGAGGAATACCAGAAGCAGCTCTATAACGACATCGTGCTGAAACGAGAAATGAACGATGCAAAGGAACAGATGAATCAAAACTTGATTGAGGGACAGCGTGAACTGCCTGGTGCCACACAAGAAGGTGGTGCTTCGGCTGAGAATGCTGAGGCTACAGCGGAAAAGCCTGTAGATGCTTCTGTTTCTTCTGATGTTCCACCAACAGAACCGCCAACGCCTCCTGTTGGGGGTGAAACGCCTACAAATGCGGAGGGTACACCTTCGGTGGAGAACGGTTCAAGTCCTTCTGATGCCACTACTGCATCCAATGAAAGTAAGTCTAATGCCTATGTGATGGGACAGAATGCCTACCAGAATGGGGATGTTGAGGGTTTGAAAGCGATTGACCATAACGATGATGTGTCGAAGGTTAGATTGAAGCGTGCCTTTGGTGATGATGAGGCACAGATGAATGTTGTGGTGAAGGCGTATGAGGATGGCAAGGACATGGAGCAGTTTGTGGCTCAGCGTGCCAACTCTATGACTACAGCACAACAGGATGCCGTGCGTAAGTATGTGGAGGCTCAGGATGCCAAGAAGGGCGTTTATGATGCTCTGCAACATGCTGATGATGGCTATGGTGATGCCTTGAAGGAGCTTCTTTGGACTTATCAGACCGAAGACGGAAACATCGTTCCAGCTACCCTTACTACTGGTCAGCAGGTATTCTTGAAGAAAGCCAATGAGTATGGTGGGGGCTTCGTGGTTGTGCCTGATGAGGATGGAAATCCTGCCATCAAGCAGGTTTCTAGTGCCGACATTAAGGAAGTGGGTACGCCAGTTCCTATGGATGATTACATCAATCAGCAGGTAACTGAGCAGAAGAATGCGAGACAACAGCAGTTCTTTGCCCAGTATGATGGCAGTGGGTTGAAGCCTAGCGACATTGTGGAGGTAGCCATGGAAGCAGGTGACGAACCAATGCAAATGACCTTTGCCGGATATAGCGAGGATGGCAAGATTGTGCTTTCTGATGGCAAGGACAATATCGCACTGACCAAGGACGAGTTTAATACTTGGCGACAGAACGCCCTCGATGCCTCTATTGGTGCAGAGCTGGATGCCGAGGACGCACAGCGTGCCAACGATGATGCAGCCAAGGCTGAGGCAGATAGGAAGCAACGATATAATGAAGGTATCGTAGGTTTGGGCATGGGACAGCCTGATTATTCCTCTAAGGACACAGAGCCAAAGGTGGCAGCTGAGTATCTACAGGAGCAATTTGGCAATGACCATGGTAAACTGATGAACCTTATCAGTGGTAGTCGTTCTGACATCAAGGAACAGTTGGATAACAAGAGAAAGGCTGCATCTGAATATGAGGACTGGCTATCTCTCAATGCCGACTTGGACCCAGAGAAGGCTCAGAAGGTGGAGAACGACTTGGCACTTGTTAATGAGCAGATTGCCGACCTTGAAACTCGTTATAAGAACTGGAATGCTATCCGCAAGGAGGTTATGACTCCAGAGGAGGCTAGAACCTTGAAGAATGAACGTAGGGCTGAAATCGAGAAGGCAGGTGTGGATGATAGTGTTGGCAGTCCTTCGGATGAGCGTGAGGTGGCTGTGCTTGACAATAAAGAATTGAAGAAGCAATATCCTACCATGGATGAGGCTAGCAATTATATTGCCTCTGAGCGTAAGCGCATCTATCATATTCAGAACGATGAGGTGCAGCCACAGATAGATGATATTAATGAAGCCCTGGAGCAATATATGAATGGTGATATTGATTATTCGGCTGACCAGTTGAAAGAATTGAACACTACCAAGGCGCAGTTGGAGGCTAGACAGGCTAATCTCTCTGCATCGGCAAAGGATTTGAAGGCACAGGATAAGTTGCTCAATACTCTATATAGTGCAGAGAATAAGGAGGAGAGAGCCAAGGCGATGGAAGAAATGACTCCTTCTGAGCAGCGCAAAGCTCTTGTGGCTGGTGCCTTCAAGAAAAATGACCTTGGAGTAATCAAAGAGATATACAAGGATGCCTCTGTTGATGTTATGGACTTAACGCCTCAGACTTTGGAAGAGGCTGTATCTGAATCTTTGAGTCCACATAGCTTGAATCCGGAATCTCTTCAATATGAGTTGGGCAAGAGTAATTTCAAGTTTGGTATTGGCAAGCGGTATGATTCTAATAAGTTCAATTATCTTATTGCCAAGAAAGGAACCGGTATGTCGGTTAATGAATTTGCCGTGAGAGTATTCAATGACCTTCCTGTAAACTTGCAGGATATGGGATATTCTGACCAAGATGTGAGAAACACCTTGCTGGATATGTTCAAGACCTACGACAACGTGAAGGAAATGCGTAATGTGGCACTTATGAACCGAATTACCGCAGCAGAGGAGGAACTTTCGGCAGAGGAAGAATGGTATGAAGCCCAGAAAGAGCGTGAAATCATCGAAAGACAGGCAGAAATCGAAGAATATAATTCGTATATTCAAGATAAAACATTATCTTTGCCTTCTGAAAGCGAACTTAACGCCATCGAAGGCATGGAATACGACCGTATGATGGAGGCTGAGGAACGTGAGCGTGAGTATAAAGAATATGTTAAATCAATTTTACCAGAAATAGCAGATTATGATGACAGAAGCAATGAAGAAGGATATGGAGGAGGCGGTGGCCTGGGTAGCGACTCTTCACGGAGAGGAGTTGATGAAGGAAATCGCCAAGGCGAAGAAATTAGTGGCAGAGAAGCATCTTCTGAGTCCGAGATTGGAGAAGGCACTGATAGCGGACGCACAGGGCGACAAGAGACTGGCAGCTTGGAACGTGGCGAAGGCTCAGCTATTCGAGGCGCACATCTACCGCAAGAAGCATCCTTCGGAGAACGTTTAAAGAATGCCATTGCCGAGACTGAGCCTAACCCTTCTGAGGCTCAGAAGAAGGCTGGTAACTATAAGAAGGGACATTTGTCATTTGGTGGCTATGACTTTACTGTAGAGACACCGAAGGGAACTACACGTAGCGGTAAGGACGAGCAGGGCAAGCCTTGGAGCGTGACCATGCACGACACTTATGGCTATATTTTGGGCAAGATTGGCGTGGATGGTGACCATATCGACATGTTCATCAATGATGCTGCTGACCTTGATTCTTTTGATGGTAACGTTTATGTTGTTGACCAAGTGAACCCAGAGACTGGTGAGTTTGACGAGCATAAGGTGATGTATGGCTATCCTTCTGAGGAGGCTGCTACAGAGGCTTATCTTGCCAACTATTCCAAGGACTGGAAGGGACTTGGTAAGGTTACTGCTGTGCCTAAGGCTACCTTCGATAAGTGGTTAGAGTCTTCCGACCGCAAGACTAAGCCATTTGCGGACTATGCAATGATTAAGAAAGGTGCTCATCAGGACTTTATTTCAGATATGGAATATACATACGAGAATGATGTGCATCCTTCGGAGGAAGATAAGCCTAAGATGCAGAAGTTTGCAGAGCGTTTGCTTAATTTCCACCAAGATAGAGAAGACAAGCCAGAGTATGGGTATACTATGCTTTCTTCTAACATCAATGGGGATAAACTCTATCCAAGCGAAAAGAAATGGTTTGGTACAAAGAAGTATCGCCAGGGTGTTTCTTGGGTAGACAAAGAAAATGCTTGTGCATACGAGTTGAACCCTCGCTTTAACGCACAGGGCTATTTAACGGCTGTTGGTGTGCATAAAATTGTGCCACTTGCTTCTTTTAATCGCGATGTGAAGGAGGTGAAGCCTTCGGAAATGACGGAGGCGCAGAAGGTGGCTTTTGATGCCGTTTCTGCTATGCTTAAGAAGGCTGGCATCCCTGTGAAGGTGATTAGCAACGAGGAGATGGAGAAGGTGGCTGAGGCGCAGGATAATCTGAATCTTGCCATGCTGCTGAATCAGCCTGAAATGAGATTTAAGATTAAGACTCCTGAGGAGAAGCAGGCTGCCGAGAATGCTTATAACTTTGCCAAGGATTTGCGACCAAACAAATGGGCGCAGTATGCCGTGGTGGATATGAGCAATCCGAATAAGATGCCGGAGTACTACCAGAAGCAGGAGCTGGCAAGAAAGGAACGTACCTACTTGAACAGACTGATGTGGGGTAACTACAAGGTGTTTAATCTCGATAAGAGTTTTGAGGACAATGTAGCAGGGCTTACTGGCTCTTTTCCTTCGGAGTTTGACCCATATAAAATTGATGCGCAGACTAGTAAGAAAAATGAGTTAAAGAAGCAGATGAAGGAGACTGAGGAAGCTTATAAGTCAACCGGGCTGGAACGTAAGGAGTATCAAAATCAGTTGATGAAGGAGTACATGGATGAGAATGGACTGGCTTCTGAAAACGATATTCCTGATGATGTTTGGAGGGAGTTTGATTATAAGGCTATTGAGAAATATCAAGATAAGCTTGATTCCTTGTTTGCTAAATATAAGGATTTGGATAGACAGTTGAAGGCTATTGTACAGCCTGGAGTGAGATTCTTGCGCACTTATCATGGTACTGGTGCTAGCTTTGACAAGTTCGATTTCAGCCACATGGGTGAAGGCGAAGGTTCACAAGCATTTGGCTGGGGTGGTTATGTTACCAACTCTAAGGATATTGCAGAGGACTACACAAGACGTGCCAAGATAAGGAAAGATAATGGCGGTTTTGAATTTGTGACAGATATGTCTGCCAATAACAAAGATATGGTAAGACAATATATCTATAAACATAAAGATGTAAACAAGGGATTGGATGCTATGAGAAAAGACCTTTCTTCTGCTCTAGAAATGTTCCCTGATGATGATGATTTAAAGGAACTTAGCAATATTCTTGCAAAGAAGAATGAGGAAATAGCTGTTCCTGATAATATTGCTTATCTTTATGATGTGGATATTCCTGATGATAATGGAGATTATCTTGATTGGGATGCTCCTTTGACAGATAAACAGAAGAATACAATTATTAAAGAATTAAGGCGATTAAAAATAGATTTTGCCGACTTTAAAAAACGTGGTTTTTCTTTTGATGGTTCATTTGGCGGTAATGCCTATGATTTTCTAATGTATGCTTTAAGAAAAACAAAGAAGTGGAAAGATGTAGATGCTAGTCGTGCAGTTAGTAAGTTCCTGTCTTCTATTGGCTTCACTGGTATCAAGTATAAGGCTGGTACTATATTTGGCGGTGCAAAGGAAGGCGATACCAACTATGTGATATTTGATGAGAACAATGCCAAGATTGTGGATTATACTAAGTTTGCGCAGGGAAAGGGTGTGGTTTATGGCTACACCGATGGCAAGGAGATTGTGCTGAATCAGGAGCATCTGAATCCTAATACTCCTATCCATGAGTATCAGCATCTTTGGCGCACTGCTGCCAAGGAAATGAATCCGGAGCTTATAGCCCATGGCGATGAGTTGATTAAGCAGACACAACTTTTTGCTGATTTGAAGGAGGACCCTAACTATAAGCATCTGAGCGATGATGAGATTTGCGATGAGGCTTTTGCTCGTCTGACCGGTGAGGACGGTGCTGCCATCTTGGAACAGATGGCGAAGGATGCCATTAAGGAAAATCCGTTAGACACCGCTAAAGAGCTTACTATCATCAACCGATTGAAGAATTGGTTGAAGAAGTTCTGGTATTGGACTCTTGACACATTTACGAAGTGGAAGCCTGAGGACATTAAGAAAATGACCTTGGAGGATATTCGTAACCTTGTGCTGAGAGACTTGGCGCAGGGAGTGGACCCACGTACCGTGCTGAAAGGTCAAATGACCAAGGACGAAGCAGTGTCTTTACGCCAGCAGATGGCTGATAATGCCGAGCCTGAAAGAATCCTCGAACATACAGAGGATAACTGGTTACAGGATTTCGGCAAGGATGGTCGTGTCAATACACCAATAGGTAGCATCAAGTTAGGTGAAAACCAATATAAAAAGGCTGGTAGAGAAGACAGAATCAAACGATTTGGTCTATTGAAACCTACCTTGGAGCGTCCAGATGTTATCTTAGAGAAGCCTGCTCCTAAAGAAGGTGCAGAAAGACAGACCAAGTATCTGTTTGTAAAGTCTTTCAAGAAAGTAGACGGAACAAAGATTCTGAACTTTGAATCAATCACCGTAAAGCAAGGCGAGGATGAAGTTTCAATCAGTGCCCATCAAATAGAGCCTTCAAAATTGTTGAAAGAATTAACGGAATCAAAAATGCTATGGAATCGTTTCAGAGGCGATTCTAATTCCTTGGGCGAGAATCAAGGTTCGGCATTAACTCCATCCGCAAATAACCCAAGCGGAAAGGATAGCGTCCTGAATCCTCATAGCGATGCAAAGATACGCAATTTCTTTGAAATCACCAAGGAAAATGGTGGAAATTTATCTGTGGAGGATAAAATTAAGGCTGTATCTCAGCAATTTGGGGTTGATGAGGCTGATGTGGCAATGTATGCCAATGCTATTAAGAAGGGTTCTACCGCAGAGGCTGCACGTGCCAGAGCCAATATCAAACGTCATCTGTTGCAGGCAAATGAAGATAAGATTTCCTCTTTCAAGGAGCTACTTAAGTACACCAAGCCTGTAAATGAAGCCTTGAAGGAGAACTTTGGTGACGTTGATGCCATGATAGAGGAGCGCAAGCAGCAGATGGAGGCGCAGCGTAACGCCATGGAAGCTGCAAGAAAGAGAGCTGAGGAAGAGGAAGTCAAGCGCAAAAAGCACTTGGAGAAACTTTCTTTGATTCCTGATGATAAACTTGACAAGCAGTATATGGATGCTCTTGCTAAGGGTGATGATGCTACAGCCAGGGAAATGCTTGATGAAGCTGCCAGACGCAAGGGCTATGATGATACCGAAAGCGCATATCAAGGTGTAGGTGCGTGGGCTGCACCGGGAAACCCTGGATATGAAAGTGACAAGGCGAGACGTGACGATTGGGAATCCAGTGGCTCGGATGTGAACCTGGAGGATATGGCTTTGGGGTACACTCCTCAGCCGGATGATTACTTCTCTCACCCTGAGCGTTATTCACAGAACACTCCTCATGGATTGGAATCTGTAAAAGCCATCAATACGGCTATTGATGCCATTAAGAATGGTGAGAAGGATGTTAAGGTAAAGGTTTATCGTGCTGTTCCAACTTCTGTGAAAGAAGGAAAGTTGCGTAATGGTGACTGGGTTACTCCTTCTAAGAAATATGCCGAAATGCACGGAACGAACCGATTGGATGGCAAATATCGTATCATTGAAGACGAAGTTCCGGCTACTCAACTGTGGTGGGATGGTAATGACGCAAACGAGTTTGGCTTTGATGATGGCAAGGAGTATAAATACAAGAATGCCAAGAATAATAGAAAGTTGAATGACCTTGTTACCTATGATGATGAGGGTGACGTTATTCCTCCTTCTAAGCGTTTCAATTCTCGCAAGAGCGATATTCGTTTCATGTTTGCTGGAGAGAAGGGAGCTGCCGAGGCTGATAAGGCTGATGAGCAAACTATCCGCATGGATAACCTGGATGTGGCTAAGCAGATGGAAGAGGCAAAGAAGGATGCCAAGGCTATCAAAATGGCTACAGGTTGGGAGAAAGGCGTGGATGGCAAGTGGAGATACGAAATGCCTGATGCCAAGATAAAAGATACTCTTGATGTTGGCGGTGGAAATATCGTGAAACGTAATGAGGAGGATATGCTTTGGAATGGTGGCAAGCTGGAAAAAGCGATTGATGCGCCTGAGTTGTTTAAGCTCTATCCTCAGTTGAAGGATGTGCGTATTAATACGGATGCCTTTATGAATGACATGCCTTCAAATGGGGAATATAATCCACAAACAAAGACTATTACCATTCATGCGGATGAATTAAAGTATCTGAATAGCATTCTGAATCATGAAATTCAGCACGTAATTCAGCATGAAGAGGGGTTTGCGCATGGTGGCACACCCGAGCAGGTGGAGAGAGATTTCAATGCTGCTAAGGCTGAATGGAAGGCACGTTCCTATGCCTTTGAATTGGAAGAGAAAGCCAAGGAAATGGGTGGTGAGTATAACCAATCTGCTGTAGAGAAAGCCCTTATCCAGGAATATAAGGACATGGATATGCCTGAGTTCATTCCTGACAAGGAAACCCGAATTAAGGGATTCAACTACTTCGCACGTGGCTATGCAGACAGAAGTATGGATGATGCCATTAAGCGTTTCCGTTTGGATAGGTTCCAACGTACAGACTTTGATTCTTACCAAGAATATAGAAAGTTGGCTGGTGAGGTTGAGGCTCGTAACGTACAGAAGCGTTTGGGTATGACCGATGAGGAGCGCAGAAACTCGTTAGCTTCCGAGACGGAGGATGTGAACCGTGATGAGCAAATCGTGATGAATGGTAATGATGCTAGCTATAGCATCGTGAAAGACCCTGATACCATCAAGAAGCTGGATAAAGAAGACACGGTGAAGGTTTATCGTGCCATGCAGGTAGGCGAGGATGGAAAACTCTATCCACCGATGGCTGCAAAGGTGAAGGGCAAGTTTGTAGAACCTATCGAACTCGGTAAGTGGGAGCAGGCAGATGAGCGACCAGAACTTGCTGATGATAAGGGTATGTTTACCCTAAACAAGGGTAATGGTAAATCGCTTAAGGCTGCTTACAATCCTTATCTTCATACTTCTCGCACTCCACTGAATGACCAGTTTAGCGAGGCTCAGAATCGCCCTAATATCGTAACCGTGGAGGTTGAGGTGCCAAAGAGCGAGCTGACCAGTGGCTACAAGGCTGATAAAGCCAAGGATGCCGTGGGTGAAGTAGAGTGGAAGGCTGGTATCATCCAAGGACAGCTGACAGGCAAACGCAAAGTGGTGCTTTCTCGTTGGGATAAGCCTGTGCGTATTGTGCCTGACAGCGAGGTGGCTGATGTTATCGTCAATAATATGTTCAAGGGCAAGAATATCACTATGCCTTCGAATGTGGTTACTCCAAGTCTGAGAAAAGAGTTAGAGAAGCGAGGTGTGCCATTTGTCGAGACCGATAACAGAGGAAGAATCGTAGGAGGTGAGAATGATGGTGTGCATTATTCCAAGGTGTATGGTAAAAATGCACAATCTCCTATCTTGGAGCAGAAGTTGAAGAAGCACCCTGATTCGCTGATGAAGGCCGGCACCTACTTTAGTGGTGGTGGACTGGTAGAAGAGGGATTGAAGGGCATCATCGACCCTGTGGTGGCTGTGGAGTATGACCGGAAGATAAGTGGCGTGTATCGCAATAACTTCGGGCAGCATATTGTTACGGCTGACGTGAGAGATGTGGACCCTAAGGAACTGGTGAAGCATATTGATGGCGAGGTGGAGTATTTCCATGCTTCGCCTGTATGCAAGAACTACTCTCAGGCTAAGAGCAATGGGGGCGAGGTGGAGCTTGACAAGGAGACTGCCAAGAGTACTGCCGACTTCATTGATGCTGTGAAACCGCGAGTGGTGACTATAGAGAACGTGAAGGGCTACAAGGACTCTGAGGCGATGAAGATTATCACCCAGACGCTGGATAAGAACGGCTACAAATGGGATGCTGACGTTTATAATGCTGCTGACTATGGTGGCTATACCAGCAGGGAGCGACTGATTGTTAGAGCCGTGAAGGACGGAGAACTGCCGGAGAAGCCTAAGAAGCAACCACGCAAGAGTGGATGGCTAGAGGCTGTGGAGGATATTCTTCCTACCTTGACGGAGAAGAAAAGCGGTGTGGCACCATGGATGGATGCCAGACTGAAAGTTGACGGTATTGACTGGCAGAAGGTGGAGAAGCCTCTTTACGTAATGGGCAGTGCCTATGCCGATGGCAAGATACCTCATGCCTATGGGGATGAGATTCTGCCAACGCTGAGAACCAAGAGCGGAGACGTGATTATCATGCCGGGTGGAAAGGTGTTGCGTGCTGATGGCAGGGTATTGGCTAGAATAACCGGACTGGGCGATGACTATCTGTTGCCTAAGACGGAATCTTTGGCGCATACCATCATTGGCAATGGTATTCCAGTGCAGTTGACCAAGGGCGTGATTGCTCCTCTGCTGAATAAGGATGACTTATCCGGCAGAAATGTGCTGGCTAGACTTGGCAGCTCTATCTTTAAGAATAACTGGGATGCTGACATGCAGAAACAAGTGAGCGACCGGGTAGTGAACACTGCCAACAAACTTGGTGGTGCTGAGGCTACGGTTTACACTTCTGTGGATGAGGTTTCTGATGCTTATCTGAGTGATGTGAAGAATGGTGCTACCGGATGGTATGACCCAACTACGCATACGGTTCATGTTTATCTGCCTAACTGTGCTGATGCCAACGAGGCAGAGAGAACGGTGCTGCATGAGAAGATAGGTCATGAGGGTATGGAAGTGCTTTTGGGTGGCGAAAACGAGGTGAGAAAGTTTGCCGACTTCGTGTATAAGTCTGTTGGCAAGGAGACGAGGGGCAAGATTCTCGACTTTGCCAACAAGTATGATCCAGGTTGGAGCAATCCTGACCGCATCAATGTAGGTACGCAGGAGTATATTGCCCATCTTGCAGAGGAGGGTCCGACTACAGCCGAGAACTTTTCTCTGTGGACTAAGATTAAGCATTATCTCATCAAGGTGCTTAAGAAATTGGGCATCCGTGTTTCTGGTTTGCTCAATGATAAGGATTTGAGATATTACCTGATGAAGGCTGGTAAGGCTCTTCACGTTTGGGACAATATGCCGAAGGAGAAGCAGGAGGCTATGATGGCACAGGCTTCTAACGCTGAGATTAAGGATGCGCTAGCTGATGGTGCTGGCAAGGGCAAGCCGAGACAGAAGAAGGGTGAGAGTACCATCCAATACATGAAGCGAGTGATGGAATGGAAGCGATGGAAGGAAGCCCGAGAGGATAAGGAAGACCCAGAGCCACCTATGTTCTATGACTTCGATAAGGATGCCGAGGGCAAGAAGGAATGGGAACGCCTTAACAAGGAGTGGCGTGATAGCCATGGACTGAGAGGCGAGGAAATGCCACTTCGCCCAGAGCGCAAGGAAGGCGAAAGCGATGATGCCTTTATGAACCGCTATAAGGAGTGGGAGAAATGGAACGATGCCATGGGCGATAAGGAGAACCCTATGCCTGATATGTTCTCCTTCGAGAAGCAGAAGCAGGACGAGGCTAGACAGAAGTATGAGGACTGGCTGACTAGACACGAACTGAACGAGCAGAACGATGCCGACCTAGACTTGTACGAGGGCAAGATATACCCAGCCGAGACCAATCCAGAGGCTGATGCCTTGGAGCAGGAAGTGATGCAGGACTTGGCAGAGGTGACTAGTACCGATGTGAGCAAGGAGGGAGCTGCAACCACTGTGAAACATGCGGTTATCCATCGTAGAAAGAACATGGAGGAGGCGAGTGCCGATGATGCCATCTATATCAATGATGTGAAGAACAGCATCGAGAAGATGGCTGAGAGCGGTGCTTTCGATAAGTTGCTTTCCGACTACCAAGGCAAGCCAAACAAGGCTGAAAAGCTAGCTGAGGCTATACCTTATATAATAGAGGCACCTAGACGCATCAGAGAAATCGCCTACAAGCTGAACTCTACAGGTGTGTTTGGTGAGGGACATATCCATATCACTCCTGACGATGTGGAGGCTATTCAGGAACTTCGCCCACAACTTGCCGAGGTGACTGCCAAGAAGCACACGGAGCTGAAGAATGGAAAAGAGGTAGAACTCTTCGATGATATGAAGGGCGCATCCGAGGTGGCTAGCAAGATGGCTGACATCATCAATGGCAACCATGAGAAAGAACCTGGATTTGTGCCTATTGATGGTACGGACATCTTGAATAAGAATGTTTTGCCTATCATATTGAACCGTATCACTCCTTACGGTGTGGACTACAAGAATCTGAGCGAGCCGATGAAGAGCGTGCTTGATTCCATCAGAGACTGGTATAACTATACCTTTGACTGGTTGAAGGACAACAACACCTTGAAGGCAGACACCGGTTTCACCGTGGACTACGTAAACCACCTTTGGGATAAGGAAAAATCGGATAAGAATGCCTATGCCATGTATGTGGAGAACAGACAGCGCACAAAAAGCCCGAACGAGAAGCCACGCCAGATAAACACTATCATGGAAGGCTTGGAGGTTGGGCTTGTGCCTAAGACCACGGACATCACCAAGATGATGGCTTACTACAGCAGAAGCAATATCGAGGCTTGGGCTAACAAGACGATGCTCCAAGAGGTGAGCGGACTGAACGTAATCGAGCGCAACGAGGACGGAGAGATTATTTCTTCTGACCCACTGCTTTCTTCGGTTGCACCTTTCAACTTGGAGCAATACAAATACTTCGAGATTCCTGGTGTGGGTCCTGTATGGGTATATAATGTATCGCCTAAGCAGATGAAGGTGAAGAACCCTATCACTGGCAAGGATAAGGTGCTCTATTCGGAGGCAAGTGCAGGAGATAGATTCGGAGTTGTATTCGATACCTATCAGTCAACTCCTTTCTGGAAGGCGTTTGATACTATGGCATCGAGCATGAAGAAGTTGGAGTTGGGCTTCAGTGGATTCCATGCAGGAGCACTGACCGAAGTGTATATGGTGCAGAACATGGTGGAGTATGGACCTAAGAAGGCACTCGCCAACTTTATGAAGTACATTTTTGCTGATACGATGAAGAATCATCAGTTGCCATGCTTTGCCAATCCGCAGGACTTCCAAGAGGCTGCAACCCACTTGGTGAAGTTTGGAGCGACCAACGACTATGCAGCAGCGGATGTGCAGAACATGTTTGACAATATGCGCGATGCGATGATAAAGGTGCAGGAGAAGTTGAAGGACGGAAATGGAATTTCCGGAACGGTGGCTGTGGCTACTATGCCTTTGAAGGTGGCGACTCAGATGCTTTCGCTCATCAACAAGGGCATGGATAGAGCCTTGTGGGATTTCCTCCATGACGGACTGAAACTTGCGACCTACCGGATGAGGGCAGACAAGACCAAGGAGCGAGCCAAGAAGAAGGGATGGACTGAGGAGGAACTGAGCCGGGCTTTGGACGAGGACGGTCAGTTTGTGAACGATATGTTTGGAGGTCAGCACTGGGATGTGCTTGGTGCCAGCCATCGAACCTTGCGCTATGCAGGAAGAGTTCTTCTTTCACCAGACTGGAACGCTTCTACTACTCGCCACTTCCTTGCACTCACAGGATATGGCTCTGTGTGGAACGAGGCGACCTTAGAGAACTTCAAGGGGTATTACAAGAGACTCTATCATAAGAATCTTACTCCAGAAGACGAGGGCAGAAGGGCTAGACAGATTTCTTCGCTTCTCTGCTATGGATTGGGCTTCATGGTATTCTACGAGGCTATTGCCAACGGCATCAATGCCGCCTTCCGTGCCCTGGACGAGGAGAAGGAACGCAAGAAGGCTGAGGAGTTGAGGAAGACCAATCCTAACTACCGTAGCCCTTACGAACTGGCTTATCCAGATGGCATGAAGTGGTATGACTATCTGATGAGGGGAAACAGCCTAGGACAGCAGAGCAAAATCTTTATGGGCAGATATGCGGACGGAACGGAAATGTATATCCGACATGGTAAGCAGTTCCGAGAGGTGCCTGAATATCTCTTCAACCATAAGGGTGAACTAGAGTTCCCTGGTCCTATGGTGCAGCGAATGATAGGCAAGGCGAACCCGATGGTGAGAATGACCTTGGACGATATAAACTATCTGAGCGATTTCCAAGCCAGCCATGCTGACCAAGAGATACAAAGAAAGTATGGCAAGACCATCGGACTGCTATATAAGGATGCGCTCTACTGGGCACCGTTCTTGATTCCGAGCCAAGAGAACAAGGAGTTTAAGGCAGTGGATTTCTTCTTCCCATCCTCAAAGGGCTTCTCTACTTGGAAGGCTCAGAGCTACTTCAAGGACTTCATCCTGAGCGGTGACATGGAAGGCATCGTAATGACCTACCAGAGCTGTGAGCGCAATGGCATCGACCCAGAAGAGCAAATAAAAGCAGCCATCGGTAGCGTGAAGGCATTGGAGAGTGCAGAAATGAAGGATGGCATTACTTCCTTGCAGGTGGCTAGCGAACGCTTTGATGAGGCTAAGAGTATCACCGAAAAGAAGAAGATGCGCCAGAAGATGAAGAAATTCCTCTCTCAGAGCGAGTACAAGGCATTCACCCAGAAGGAGGCACTGGACATGGTGCAGAGCTACCTGAATGGGGAGGATGATTTGAAGGAGATGGAAAAGGCTGAAAACAAGTACTTGATGAAGGCGAAATCGGAGGATGTGACCGAGGACTGGAGAATACAGGCTGTATGGAACGGAACGATGGAAACCTACGATGAGTATCAACGCTTGAAGGAAGTTGATAAGGCGAAGGCTAACGCCTTCAAGAACAGCAAGACTAACAAGCGACTGTTTGCAGCTAGAAAGGCTATCTCTGCTGCCAAGAAGAAGATGAACAAAGCCAAGAAGCAAATGGACGGTCAGAACGATGCCGCCAAAATGGTGGAGATTCGCAAGACCAGAAAGGAGCTGCTGAAAACATTGAATGGAATGGAGTAGCCCGGCGCATTCCATTCTGAAAAATATTCTATATTTCCTTGAAATAGGATTGATTAATATGGTTTTATGTTCTATTTTTCTTTTTAGCCCGGCATAAAAAAGTGACGAGGGCTTACTCGTAACCCGGTATATAATAAAAGGGACTTGCTTCACAGCGAGTCCCTTTTTGATAGTCGTAAAATTCTAAATTCCAAATAAATTATATTTTTATAAAAAAATGAAAATCGTATTTTGAAGATGTTGGAGCGATGACTAACCTATCTGGGCGGGTCCGTTGGCTTCTGCCTTCTTTGGCTTTGCCCAATCGATGTAACGCTTCATGGCTTCGTCCATGCTCTGCTGTTCACTCTTTGGAGCTTCTTTCTTCTTTTCGCCCCAAAGACGGTGGGCAATATCATCCAAGCACCACTGCCAATCGTCTCGAAGGGTGATAACCTTGGAGCTTGGCATGATGGTGACATCTGCCTTTGGTGGGTCAACATGCACGGTGTTGCCATCCTTATCGGTCTCTTGCTTGGTGGAGAGAGAGGCGAAAGGCACGTTATTGTCGTTAAGGAACTTCTCCACATCCTCCTTCTTGTTGTCGCAGAGGAGAATGCAGACGGAAACCTTATTCTTCTTCAAGGTGGTGAGGGCTTCTTTAGCCTTGCCTACCAGGGAGAGGTTGCCTTTATCATCCTTTGTGATGACGCAGGCTTCGTGAACATTGATTGATTTACTCATACTTAAAAACGTTTTTAAATGAAATGCGGAACAAAAATACTAGGAAATGATGGAAAAGTAATGTTAAGTTGCGCAACTTATCACTAAGAAGTGAGAAAAAGGCGGTATTTTTGGCGAAAAATTAAGAATTATGCCAGATAATCGTGTTATAAATGATATTTCGAACTATGCCGAGCCTGGACCTGACTCCCTGGAGGGAGTGAGCAGGGAGCGGTTTGCCCAGACGGACAGCAACCTTCGGCTGATAGAATGGGCTTGCCAATACTTCTATGATGGCGCAGAGCTGAGAAAGAAGTGGAAGCGAGCGCAGGACTTCGTGATGGGCAGACAGCTGGAAGAACTGATAGAGTGGAACGGCAGAAAGATAAGCATCCGTCAGTATATGGAAATGAAGGGTATGCCTATACTGGAATATGATGTGATAGGTGACAAGCTGCTTTCTCTCGTAGGACTTGTGCGCCAGCAGCGCAGTACAGCCTCTTGCAGTGCCGTAGACCCCAACGAGGAGGACTATATCAATTTCTTCAATGAATACCTTCGGCAGAACGACAACTTGAACGACCGACAGGAGCTAGATGCGAGAATGTTTTATGCCTTCTGTGTCTTCGCCTTCGTGGGCATGAAAACCTACTATGGCAGGAAGGATGGCAAGAATGGCATCTTTGACTACATGGTGGACATCTTTAAGATAGCGTTGCCACCTTTCTTCAAGTATGACCTGAGCGACATAGAATTTATCGCTGAGGCTCACGATTTGACTTGGCGAGAGATAATCGCCACCTTCACCGATGGAAGCAAGGCTGAGGTGGACAAACTGAGCGAGATATATCTACAGACACAGCATCATTTCGCTCCAGAACAGACTTATCACCCGAATGGTGAAGCGCAGTATGCAGGGATAGACGATTTCACCCATTCTTCGGTAATCGGCAAGTACAGGGTATTGGAGATATGGACGAAGGAGACTAGACCAGCCATCTGGGTGCATGACTGGGATGCAGGAACTAGCGGATATGCCTCTCCTGACCAACGAGCTTTCTACGAGGAGAAGAAGCGGAAGCTAGAGGAAGCCAACATCATGAAGGACGAGAACGGTCTGCCTGTGCTCGATGAGAACGGTGAGCCTATCTATTATGTGGACCCATCAGAGCTTAAGACCATCGAAATGAAGGATGAGGTTGAGACCTATTGGTACAGAAGATACCTAACTCCGAATGGCTATCTGCTGGATGCGAGGGAATCGCCTTACTATGTTCTGAGAGACGGTTTCAGAACTTCCATTATGCCATATACCTTCGTGGCATATCCTTGCCTGAATGGCGAGGTAAGAAGTTTCTCGATGCGTGCCGAGAACAACCAGCGTACCTTGAACCACTATATGATGATGATAAACTTCATTGTAGCGAATGGTGCCAAGGGTACGATGCTTGTGGATGAGAATGCTCTGAGCGAAAAGCAAAGCATCGATGAAATGCAAGTGAATTATACCAAAACAGATAGCATCATCTTGTGGAACTCCAAAAACGGAGGCAAGCCACCGCAGACTTTGGTCAACAAGAGTATTCCGGCAGGAGTTGACTTCATGGTTAACTTCGCCAAGACCATGGCAAGTGAGGGTACAGGCGTGCAGGGTGCTCTGCAAGGCGTTCATCGCAACACTAGCGGTAAGCAATACCAACTGGAAAGGGAAAGTTCTTCTACCACAATACAAGATTTTGTGGAGAGCTTCAATAACTTCAAGGTGAGAATCGCCAAGAAGAAGCTGTATCTCATACAAGAGTTTTGTACCTCAGCGGACAGCGTGAAACTGACAGGGGACGATTTCGAGACACATTTCAATCCAGAGACCATGAGGGATATGGATTTAGATGTATCCATCGACTTGGACGCTTACAGCCCACTTATCAGAAATGCTAATAACGATATGGCTTGGCAGATGATGGTTAGCGGTAAGATGGACCCATATACGATGCTGACCGTGGGACAATTCCCTGGTACAAGCAGAATGAAGAAGTACTTCAAGGAGCAACTAGAGAAGCTGCAAGCCATGCAAGCGCAGCAGCAAGCGAATGGCGAAATGCCTACAGCAGGAGCTGGACAACAGCAAACAGGTACGCCAGCAACACACCTGAAAGATGCAAGCGATGGTGTAAATGACTTGGCAACTTTGCCATCATCGGGCACATAAAAGGAAAGTTCTTAGAATCATAATAAACTCTTAAGTTTTTAGTTAGTAGATTGTTTTTAGGTTTTAGTTTAAAGGTAAAAAAGATGAGGAAGAGGAGACCGTGATGGCTTTCTCTTCCTTTTGTTTTGTGAGAGCTTAGGAGATACCATATTTCTTCTTGTAGGAACGTAGCTTTTCCATAGGGACGGAAACACGATACATGTAATACTCTTGCCATTGCTTCAACTTCTTGGCTCTGACCTTGTTGTCGGCATCGCAGCCGATTGCTCCCCATTTGGACGGGGTGTAGTAGGAGGATGCTGCCTTGATGTCTTCCACATTCTTGAAGTAGCGTGTTGCCTTCCACTTGCCAAGCTGAACCAGGCGACGGTAGGCGAGCATACCCTTGCGGTTGGGGTCGTAGGTCATAATCGCCCAATCCTTGTGGGACTGGTCGTAGAGCATGTAGAAGCGAGGCGCACCACCTTCCTTGTACTTAGCAAGGGTGGCTTTCACTCCCTTCTGCCACATACGAGTGGAGCGGAAGAGTTCGATACGAGTGATTACTGGCTGGTAGATGGTTATGAGCATCTTACGCAGCAGGTTTGAATAACTTTGTTTCATTTTTCTTTTTACTTTTAATTATTAACTTATATGGACAGGCGATGGAATCGCCTGGAACGGTGGCTCATGGAGAGGGCTAGCTGCCACCACCTATGCCTGACAACTCAGCTACTACTGGTGGGCGGTTGCGGAGGCGTTCACGCTCTATCTCTGCCTTTGAACGGAATGGAACGATTTCAGGTGCTGGCATATCCTTTTCCACGTAGAGGGCGATAGCTCTAGCCATCACACGGTCATCGTGCTTGCCTGCAATGGCACCATAGCAGTCGTTCTGCTTGTAGTAGAGGAAGTAGGTGCATTCATCGATGGCTGCAAGCTCACGCTCCATATAGCCACCGTCACGGATGATGCGTGCCATGGTCTTCACTACTGCCACCTTGGTAGCCTTGTTAGTATTGAATCCCCATTTGGTCTCAATGTTCTTCACCTTCTTCAACTTGGACTGTGACGCACTATACAGGTTGCTGTAGAGAGGGATGAGGATAGGGAAGAACAGCTCAGACTGGTTGCCCTCGGTATTGTTCATACGAGAGTAAGCGGTATTGTTCTCAATGACCAGATAAGCATCATTATAGAAATGGGCAATCTGGGCGCAACGCATGGCGAGTTGGTCGGCATCGCAGTGACCATGCCATTCGGCTACAATCTCGGGAACACCACCATAGATTTCATCGTAGCGGTCGAGCACCACGATGTCGGAGAAGTCGGAGGTCTTATGAGAGCCACCAATATCACAGGACACAACATAGCGATGCTTGACAATCTCGGAGTTGTCGGGTCCAGCCCAAACTTTTAGAGGTCCACCAGCACGCTCCACGAAACGGATGTTGTTCATGCAAGCAGGGTCGGCAGCATCGTAGGAATCGCCCTCGATGTCGCCCACCATGATAGGCTCGATGCCCTTGCAGTCATCTTCCATCTCCTTCAACTTGTAAGGGTCGAAGACGGTAGTGCCAGAGAACAGGAAGGCTTCCACATCATCGGAAGGGAACTCCTGACGCATATCGTCAAGAGTCTCATACTCCTTGGACTTCTCAATATACCAATGGATGCCCTCGAAAGATGCGCCTTTACATTCGTAGAGCCACCAATAGTACTTGCCATGACCTTGCTCGTCATTACGATTCTTCCACAACCAGATGGCGAAATCGGCACGTTCATCCTCAGAAGCAAATGGCAATATATATTTTTCAATTTCGAACCATGCCACGAAGACAGGAGTAAATGCAGACAGAGGTTTTCCGTCTTTGTCTACTGAGTTTGCGGCTACCCAGGCATCGTGGAACTCGTTTTCTCGTCCGTTTGGCGTTGACTCTCTTACGATAAAGCTTAGAGGGTCCGGTTGGATAGATGATGATGCAGCCTTAATAACCTTAGCTGGAGTCCACTCTGTGGTGTTAGGGAAGAAGGCTTCCTCAGTAATATGAGCAAGGGCAGCATCACCAGAACGACAAGATTCTGGGTTACGGGCAGAACCAGTCTGTATCTTACAATCGCGTGGAATGAGATACTTGATATTCTGTATGGTTCCTGATGTCTTGATTTTGCGAGGGTCGTTCTTGAATGGTACACCAATGTCGTAGAAGAGCCATGTAGGAATGGCATTAATTAGCTTCTCGTACATATCGAATACCTGTGTGGCAGATGAAGACTGGTGGCCAACGATATTACTATTCCAGTTTGTCTTCCAGAAGATTTGCAACCATGCCATGTAGATGTCGGTGAGGGTAGAACCACCCCATTGACGGCATTTCAAGAGAATGACACGGATATAGTGGTACTGACTATGAAGGCGTAACTGTTCGAAGACCTTGGCTAGTTTAATCTGGGCATTGCGAAGAAGAAAAGGTATATCATCGCCACCATCCTTGTTCTTGATTCGGGCATAGGCGTAGGCGAAGAAATAGAAGTCGTGCTTACAGCGAAGACGGATGAGATAGCGGAATACTGCATCGCGAGCCTTTTCTTGATCCAGGTCTGCCATGTACTTCTCGCAGAAGGCAGAGATAGAACCGCACTTGATGATGGCGCAGAACTTCTTTTCCTTCAACATTTCTACCGGAAGCCAAAGCTTCTTGCCTTTTAAGAAATCCTCAATGACACACTCGAAACGAAGACCAGGGGCGTTTTCTCCAGTAATGGGACGATAGCTAGCGAGGAGGCTTGTGAGCCTTCTCTTATCTTCCTCTAGAAATTCTTTGAGCTTCTTTTCGGAAATCTGCTGCTGAGGTCGTACCTTTAATGAAGATTTTGCTACTGGCATTTTTTATTTTTAATGTTGAGTGTTGAATGTTAAATGTTGAGTTTTTGAGATTTGCGAATGAATCCTTCTGCCTTGGCATAGATGAATCCGATGGCAAAGAGGATGAGGTGATAGATGCCAGCTATGTGAGGTAGGAGGCATCCAATCACTAGGAGGATGAGCATCTGCCAGAAGGCTAAGCGTTTTCGCCTGTAGAGCCACGGAGCAGTGAAGCCCATGAAGAAGGAGATAATGACCGATGCGCCCAAGACCGGGAGGGACGGATAATAAAGGAAGGAGAGACCAACGGAGGCAAGCCACGAAGCCAGCAGACGATAGAAGCGGAACTGACGATGCACCATAAGGAGGCACCAGGCATTAACAGCCCAATGGATGAAGTTGGCATGACCGAACATGTAAACGAAATGGGAGTATATTGGGGTTGATGGCGATACAGCCATGTTGGCATGCAACGGAATGATGAAAGCCATCAGGATGATGATGATGAGAGTTATATATAATGTACGCATGATGAATGAAAGTTTTATCGAGTGATGAATGATGTTTTCTTATTGCGGAAATAATTGCTGATTTTCATCTGTATGTAGCGAGGTGCCATCCCCATGTTGGGCGCAGGAAGGTCTAGGCACACATACACAAGATGCTTGGTGTTGTATTCCTTGTATTGTTCCATCTGACGGAGGCGCAAAAAATCCTGATAGAAGGCTTCGAATAGCTTTTCCTTCATGGCTTGGTATTTGCCGAACTTAGGCTTTTCCCCCTTGATGCGTTTGCATACATACCGATAGGCTGTGCTATCAGCGAGATAATAACAAGAGGCTGGCATCTTGGCGATGTAATCGCATATCTTAGCCATGGTGGTAGGATATTCTACCATCCTCTTGGCCTTACGAAAGAGCAGAAACATTTCCTGGTCTCTTTTAAGGTAAATTTCGGATATGGAATTTAGATGTTTCATGCCAACAAAATTAATTCATCAAGATGCAGAACTTATCACAAAGTAATGCGAAATTTTGCTTAATTTAGCACACAAATATTAAAAATGAACGTTTATGACAAAAGAAACGATTGATAATCAGAATGTTAAATCAAAGCGAGATTCTTTCAGAGAGCGTCTTGCTCAGCGTTATCCCGACCTGAATATGGACGATGATGAGGCTGTTTATAACCAAATTGCGACCGATTACGACCAGTACGACCAAAGCAAGAAAAGGATGGACGACTTCAACAACATGCTGAAAGAAAATCCTCATGCGCCTGGGCTGGTGACAGGTCTCATTACAAAGAAAAATGCCGATGGTGGCGATTTCAACCTTATCGACTACTTGATAGACGAGCTAGGACAGGACTACATCGAAGCCATCAATGGTGACGATGAGGCTAGGAAACGCTTGAAGACTAGCGAGAAGGAAAAGCTTGCAGCCAGTGAGAAGCTAGCCAAGGGCAAGGAGACTCTTGCAGCCAACATGGAGCAAGAGGATAAGGAGCTGGATGCTGCCATGAAGGAAGCCAAGATTAAGCCCGAGGCTATCAAGGACTTGATAGAGTGGATGTATAAGCGCAGTGATGATGGCGAAGACCACGATGATGATGGATTCGTATGGCGTGCAGCTCGCTATGGCTTGAAGAAGGCAGACTTCTTGCGTCTCTTCCAAATCAAGGACTTCGACAAGGCTGTGGCTGATGCCGAGGATAGAGGCTATAAGCGTGGCAAGAACGAGAAAATCGACCAGCAGAAGCAGCTACATGATGGAAGACAGGGAGGCAAGCGGAACATCAATATCAATGGTGGCGGTGGTGCTCCTTCTCTTCCAAAGGAGAAGAGCCGTACTGAACAGGTGTACAGCAAGATGGTTGGAATGTAGCTCTTATCAATTAAGAATTTATAGTTAATAATTAATAGTTTAAAAATTGTAGATTATGAAACAGTTTAAGAAATGGTTTGGATTCATGATGGCGATTTTCGTTATGATTCTGAGTGGTGGCAACTCTTATGCTATGGCAGAAACTCCTCCTAATATTCCAGCAGGTGAAGGTGGCGGTGGTCCTACAGGTCCAACGGATGGTCCAGGCGTAGGTGGCACGGGTCCAAAGTGGCAGGGTGGAAGCCAAGAGCAACAGGAGAAGATGAGCAACTGGGACTACTATGTGGCTCATGTGAACCCTACTGTGGTGGAAATGAAGCTGGAGAGTTGTCCAATCGACCAGATTCTTCGTGCATCGAAGCGAATGACTCCTGTGACCAGCAACCGCATCGAGTATTATTCCATCGGTCAGCGACCAATCAAAACCAAGCTGACGGAGAAGCTGGCTAAGACCACAAATGGTGGCTCTGTGACCTTGAAGGTGGAGAATCCTACAGTATTCGGTGTAGGTGACATCCTGATGATTAATAGCTGTCTAGGCTATCAGGACAATGGTACTGACCGGAGCACATTGATTCCTTTGCAGTTGCGTGTTACTGATGTTGATAATGATGGAAACCCAACTTGCTATGCACTGAACGGTAAGAAGAACAACAGTCGTGGTAATCGTGACATTCCAGAGGATATTGCCGTAGGCACTGTGGTAATGCGCCTTGGTAGAGCCGCAGGTGAAAAAGAGGTAGAGACAGGCAGCTACTACTCTATGCCAGACAAGAGCTTCCAGTATTGCCAGCGATTCATCATGCAGGTGGAGGAGTCTCTTATCGACCGTATGAGCAAGACACAGGTACAGTGGGACTTCACGCGCCAGGAGAAGATGGCTATGGACGATATGCGCCAGGGTCAGGAGCTGAGCGGACTGTTTGGCTATCGCTCTATGTCGAATGGTGGCAAGGATGTAGGTCTTGTTTATACAATGGGTGGCATCTTCTGGGAAGCAGGTAAGGATTTGCAGATTGGACACTGGGAGCCAAAGATGCGTAAGCAGGCTGATGGTACTCTTGTGCCTGTAACCGTAAAAGTGACCGTACCTGATGAGACTTCTTCCGGCACGAAGGAAGAGACCAAGCAGGTATATGAGTATGTGATTAGCGAGAAGGAGTTGACCCAGTTTATTGCATCCATGTTGAAGGGTGCAGGTAATTCCAGCCGTACCAAGTTGCTCTTCGTTGACAACCTGATTTATCAGGCATTTGCTAACCTCCGCTCTAACAAGCGCATCATCACGCAGACGGAAAAGGACTACCAGGGATGGAAGCTCGACTTCGAGAAGTTTGAGAGCATGGGAACTAAGATTCTCATCTATCGCCACGATGCCTTCAACAGTTGGGGTATGGACGGTAGAGCCTTCTGCTTGGATGCTCGTTATCTCGACAAGTATGTATTCGGAACTTGGACACGAAGAGAGTTTAATGCCAAGGACTTGCTGATTCGCAACACCGCAGGTGTGGTAATGGAGGAGTATAGCTGTTGGATTCTGACATTCCCGGATGCCCATGCTCGTGTTTCTCGCCCTACCTTCACAGAGAACGGTGTGACCGATGAGCAGATTCAGGAGGCTGCTTAATCATCGCAAAGGGAACTGATAGTTTTCTAACATATATCAAACTCGGGGATAGTTGAGGCTCTAGATGGGAACAATAGCCCTCGGACTAGGCTTCGCTATCCCTTCACCCATAAACACAAAAGATATGTATAGATTTGTAGCAAACAGTATGCTCATCTTTGTGGTGACTCTGCCTAGCGGACTTGTGAAGAGCGTGGAGTTTGAACGATGCAGTAACAATGCTTATTCTTACCTCACGGACAACAAACAGGTGGCTGACTGCATCAGAAAGCATCCGTTAACGAAGGCTGGACGCATCAAGGATGAGAGTCTGCCCGAGGAGGAACAGGTGCAGCAACATGAAGAAGAGCAGGTGAAGGACGAGAACGCCCTTCGCTTCGAGAACATTACCAAGGCTAAAAACTATCTCCAGAAGACCTACAAGGTGGATGTAAGGAAACTGAAATCGCCTGAGAGTGTGAAGGAGAAGGCTAAGGAGCTTGGGGTTGAAATAGTTTTTTAGTTAATAGTTTATAGTTAATAGTGCCTATGGAAGCATTGATGAGTGACCTTGTAAAGGAAATGCGGCTTGCGTTGGACGAGGTGAAGCATGACGAGCTGAATGATGTCTTTGCCGATGATTCGGACGAGGAAATGAAACAAGCTATCGAGACAGCAGCACAGCAGCTATTGCTGCAAGCACCACCGCAGATGCTACAGCCCCAAAGGGTAGTGGTTTCGCTGAATGAAAGCGGTAAGCAAGATTATGATGCCATTCAGACACAATACACTGATGGGCATGGTAGCCTTGTGATACCTGATGATTGGCTGAGGCTGGTGGAGCTGAGGCTGAAAAGTTGGTCTTCCTCGTTGGTGGCTTTGATGGACCCAGGAAGCAAGGAGGCTCAGATGCAAGCCTCTCGATGGACTAGGGGGACACCGCAGAAGCCGAAGGGCATGATAACCGTTTCGCCTACTACAGGAAAGCGAGTACTGATTTACTGGACTGCCGGAAGGTATTCTGCTAACCATGATATGCCTACAAACAAGGTGTATGACCATGAAGTGGAGCTATTCACATACCTTCCTTATCAAAAGGTGAAGGATGTGCTAGAAAAGGATGGGAAAACGGTGACAGACCAGAAAATCATCCTAGCCCTGACTGACGAGTGTAAGAAGTATCTCATCTATCGTGCCATCTCCATCTTCTTGATAAGTAAGAAGGAGAGTGAACTGGGCGAGAAGTATAACCAATTATCACAAATTTAACAAGATATGGCTAATGATATAGACAAAACAAGTCCTCACTACAAGGGGGAGTTTGGTAGTATCTACGAGGTGAACCAAAAGTTTCCTTCGGGAGGCGTGGAAGGTGACTATGTGGCTATTGATGGTTGGGCGCATTACTGGAATGCGGACAGAGGAACTTGGTGCGTGAACGCTCAGAGGGATAGCTACTGGGATGAGCTTATCACCAATATCATCGAACTTTTCAAGAGCATCAAGGGTGCTTCCTATATGGGGGTGGCTACTACTGACACCGTGCCTGATACTACGGCTGCAAAGATGTTTTATTTTGCGCTGCAAGGTGGAAAATATGCTAACTTTGGAAACCAAGATGTAGCCCAGGGCATCAACGTGCTGCTGACCGAGGACGGTAAATCGTGGACGGTGCAGAGTCTTATTTCCGTTGCACAGGAATTGGGTGCTAGCACAACTATGCTTGTGAGCCAGAAGGCGATTACGGATGCCATCAATCGCAAGGCTAATACGACCGATGTGGATGAGGCTTTAGCAAAGAAAGCAGATAAGGAAACTATGAACAAGGAACTTGCCAAGAAGTTTGACAAAGTTTCTGTTGTTCAGGAAACTGGGACGGCTACAGATAAGGTAATGAGCCAGAAGGTTGTTACAGATAACCTTACAGAGCTGCAAAATACGGTCTTTCCGCTAGAGGTGTCTTTGTCTTTAGACAAGTCTTTGTTAGAGTATACTGGTAGTGAGCAGAGCATCAAAGCTACTTACTCTATCAAGCGCAAAGGTTCGCCAATCACGCCTACAGCATTGGCTCTGTCTGTTGATGGTTCTCTTGTTAGTATTGATGTAAAGCAAGCAGATACAGTTACTGTCAAGGTGAATAAGGAGGGAGAAACGCAAATCATCCTCACCGCAAAGCATGGCGACCTCGTTAAGTCAGCAACAAGCAAGGTTACGATGGTTCTGCCTATCTATTATGGATTCGGTACAAAGGAAACGGACATAGCCATTGCTGCCAATAAGCTTTCGCCTCGTTTTTCTGCAAGTGGAACTTACGCAAAGACTTCGGCTAAGGACGATGTTAACTTCATTATCCTTGCGCCTAAGACTCTTCCGAAACTTACCAACTTCACGATGGGTGGTGCTCCTTTCGTGATGGAGACTTCTTCCGTCACTATCAACGGCAAGGACTACTATATGTATAAGAGTGGTGGCGTTTATATGAGCGGAACCACTGTGAGTGTACTGGCAGGTTAAACAAAACGAAATTTCGATTATGGCAGAAAAATTAAATCCGGCAATAGGCTATATAGGTAATGCCATTCGTAGTGTTGCGAAAGACCATATCACTTCTTTTGCGGAAGATACCTACGATGAGCATTTTCAGGAATACCAGGCTATTCTTAACAAGCAGAATGCTATCCAGGATGAAGAAGGCAATTTGGAGAAGACTCCATTCAAATACATCGTGAACGAAGAGTTTATCTTTGCCATGGTGGATAAGAATGATGTATTCCTTGCAGGTATTCAGTGGGATGGTACGCCCAAGTTTGCCAAGATGGAGGAAAATGCTGGGCGTGAGATTTCTTCTATCAATGCTCAGATAAAGTATCTTCATGAGGAAATCAGCCAAGTGAGAACTGACTTGAAGAGAAATGTTTTCTCTATTTCCTTTGACAGAGATACCGGGCGTATCATTGGAACGACAAGTGATACTAGTCGCATAACTTCTTGTACGCAAGACAGGACGACTGGTAAAATCATAATGAATCATCAATTAGATTAAAATAGTAATAATATGGCAGAAATTCAAACAATTATTGGTAGCTTGCCTGTGTGTAGAGGGGAGTATGATGCCGAGGTTTCATACTTTCGGGACAACCAGGTGACTATGTACGGCAGTACCTTCCAGAGTATTGCCGATGATAATGTTGGCTATCCGCCAGCAGAGGAGCGTGATGATGGCAAGGTATATGCTATCAACACGGACAAATGGATAATCGTGGCTAATGCTCTCGCTGCCTATAATGCAGGCAAACGTATCGATGACTTGGCCGAGAATACAGAGATTAAGGATGAGGAAGGTACTGCGGTCAAGACTCCTTTCCGCTATATTCAGAGTGAGGAATTTATCTTTGCCAAGGTAGATACAAATGATAAACTTCTCTTCGGTATTCAGTGGGATGGTACTCCTGTATTTGGCAAAACAAGTGCTGTAGAGGACAGATTGCAGACACAGGTAAATCTCTTGGCAGATAAGGTTACCGCTATTTTGGGTGATGACAATACTACAAGTGCTATTGATACATTAAAGGAGTTGAAGGACTTCTTTGCTGGCATTGATAATACTCAGACATTGACAAACATCATTGCAAACCTTAATACTACTCTTGATAAGGTAGCTATCAAGGATGAAGCTGGTGAAATTCAAGATACTCCATTTAGAGTAATCTCGAATGATGAGTTTCTATGGGCTGTAGTAGATACAGATGATAAGGTTCTGTTTGGTTTCTACAGAGCAACTGGCAAGCCATATTATCCACTCAATGAAATGTATCATGTCATTCAGAATGAGGAATACTTTGCTGCTTGGGTTACTACTGACGATAAAGTAGTTCTTGGCATCAGAAGAGACGGAGAAATCATTGGCGAAATCCATGCTGTCAATGCCTTGAAGCAAGTTATCTCTCAGCTTCAATCAGACCTTGCATCATTGCAGGAGAAGGTAGGTACAATAGATACCAATCTCAAAGAACTTCTTGATATTTTCTCTTTGCAGGAGAATCCTGAGTATATGGCAGTAGAGAAAGATGCAGACGGCAAGGTTCTTTCTGCTACTAACCCTGATGGTAGTCATTATATCCACAATGCTAAGTCAGAGACTATCCCAGAAGAGTTTGAGCATATTGAAGACCCAGAGGGAAGAACCGAAATTACTATGGATGCTGATGGCAAGGTATTTGGCTATAGGGATTCTGAGGGTAGTCGTCATGAGCACAAAATGAAAGTCAGAAATCTGAATGTTGATAATTTAAATTTGGGAAGTAACGCACAGAAAGATGTGTTAGATTTCATAAACTCACAGCCTAAAGTTGTAAATGTTAGGAAATGGCATTTACCAAGTTATGGTGCAGTGAATATCAAACAAGAAACATTTTTCCTTACTGCCAACGATGGTTATTCAGACAAAACTGGCATTTATCCTATAGTTATTAATGAAGATACACAAGAGAATGCTAAAAAGGGTCTGACTGTCTTACAGTTCTTTGTTAAATCAACCTTGAAAGATGAGGGAAACGGAGTTTACTCTAAGCTGGATAATAGTGTCGGGCTAGACTTTTATGTACCATCAAAAGTTACTTATGTAAATGAAGTTCCCTATGTGACAAGTTCTTTGACTAAGAATGAAATTGATGGAACCTATAGTGTTAATGATACAAGTATAAAGGTTACAAAGATAACAGATTCTCCAACAATAGGTGCATGGTCAG